CGCCTCCTCCTGCGCCTTGCCGCCGCGGCCCGTGCCCGTGAGCACGACGCCCGCCGCGTCGATCGCGAGCGCCTGCACGAGCGTCTCCTTCGCGTCGAGCGCCATCAGGATCACGCCGCGCCCGCCGCCCGAGAGCGTCTTCATCTCGTCCATGCCGAACACGAGCAGGCGCCCGCCGCTCGACAGGCACGCGACCTGCGACGCATCCGGCAGCACCGGCATCGGCGCGAGCGGCGCCGCCCCGTCGTCGATCGTCATGAACGATTTGCCCGCCTTCACGCGGCTCACCATGTCGCCGACCTTCGCGACGAAGCCGAAGCCGTTGCTCGACGCGAGCAACAGCGGCTGCTCGGCCGGGGCCGCGTAGTAGTGCAGCAGGTGCGAGCCCGATTCGAGCTCGATCAGCGACGTGACGGGCACACCGTCGCCGCGCCCGCCGGGCAGCACCTGGACGGCCACCGAATACACGCGGCCCGTGCTGCCCCACGCGATCAGCGTGTCCGGCGTGCGGCACTGGAACGCCGCGTACAGGCCGTCGCCCGCCTTGAACGAGAAGCTCGCCGGATCGAGCCCGTGGCCCTTCAGCGCGCGCACCCAGCCCTTCTGCGATACGACCACCGTCACCGGCTCGTCGACGACCTTCGCCTCGAACGTCGCGCGCTTCTCCTGCTGGATCAGCGTGCGGCGCTCGTCACCGTACTGCTTCGCATCGGCCTCGATCTCCTTGATCATCAGCCGCTTCATCGCGCTCTCGTTCGCGAGCAGTTCCTCGAGCTTCGCCTTCTCCGCGCGCAGCTCTTCGAGCTCCTTCTCGATCTTGATCTTCTCGAGCCGCGCCAACTGGCGCAGCCGGATTTCGAGAATGTCGTCGGCCTGCCGCTCGGTGAGGCCGAACGCGCTGATGAGCGCGGCCTTCGGCTCGTCCGCTTCGCGGATGATGCGGATCACCTCGTCGATGTTCAGGAAGACGATCATCCGCCCTTCGAGGATGTGGATCCGATCGTTCACCTTGCCGAGCCGGTGGCGGCAGCGCCGCGTGACGGTGGCCTGGCGGAACCGCACCCACTCGCCGAGGATCGACGCGAGCCCCTTCTGCGCGGGCCGCCCGTCCTCGCCGATCATCACGAGATTGAGCGCCGCGTTCGATTCGAGGCTCGTGTGCGCGAGCAGCGAATTGACGAATTCGGTCTGGTCGATCGCACGCGTCTTCGGCTCGAACACGAGCCGCACCGGCGCGTCCTTGCCCGATTCGTCGCGCACCGCGTCGAGCAGATCGAGCAACGTCTTCTTCGTGTTGATCTGCTCCTGCGTGAGCGTCTTCTTGCCCGCCTTGAGCTTCGGGTTCGTCAGCTCCTCGATTTCCTCGAGCACCTTCTGGCACGACGTGTTCGGCGGCAATTCGGTGACGACGAGCTGCCACTGGCCGCGCGCGAGATCCTCGATCTTCCAGCGCGCGCGCACCTTCAGGCTGCCGCGGCCGGTTTCGTACGCGGCGGAGATCTCCGCGTCGCTCGAAATGATCTGGCCGCCGCCCGGGAAATCCGGCCCCGGCACGAGCCGCATCAGCTCCGCGTGCGGCAGCGCGGGATGGCGGATCAACGCGACCGCGGCGGCCGCGACCTCGCGCAGGTTGTGCGACGGGATCTCGGTGGCGAGACCGACCGCGATCCCCGACGCGCCGTTCAGCAGCACGAACGGCAGCCGGGCCGGCAACAGCTTCGGCTCGTCGAACGAGCCGTCGTAGTTCGGCATGAACTCGACCGTGCCCTCGTCGATCTCGTCGAGGAGCAGCTTCGCGATCGGCGTGAGGCGCGCCTCGGTGTAGCGCATCGCCGCCGCGCCGTCGCCGTCGCGCGAGCCGAAGTTGCCCTGGCCGTCGATCAGCGGATAGCGCATCGAGAAATCCTGCGCGAGCCGCACGAGCGCGTCGTACGCGGACTGGTCGCCGTGCGGGTGGTACTTGCCGAGCACGTCGCCGACGACGCGCGCGGACTTCACGGGCTTCGCGTTGTCGCCGAGGCCCATCTCGTTCATCGCGTAGAGAATCCGGCGCTGCACGGGCTTCTGCCCGTCGCTCACGTCGGGCAGCGCGCGCCCCTTCACCACGCTCACCGCGTAGTCGAGATACTGGCGCTCCGCGTAGCGGCCGAGCGTCAGGAAATCGCCCTCGGGCGCGGCCGGCTCGGCGAAAAGATCGGGAGTGTTGTCGTCCATCTAGATTTCGTGTCCGTATATGCGATGCATGCGAAGCCGGGCGCGCGCCCGGCCGCGCTCAGATATCCGCTTCGACTTCGTTGCCCTTTTCCTCGAGCCAGTTGCGGCGCGCGGCGGCCTCGCCCTTGCCCATCAGCATCGTCATCCGCGCGACCGTCGCCTCGAAGTCGAGCTCGCCGAGCGCGACGGGCATCAGGCGGCGGGTGTCGGGGTTCATCGTCGTGTCCCACAGCTGCTCGGCGCTCATTTCGCCCAAGCCCTTGAAGCGGCTGATCGTCCATTGCGATTCGCGCACGCCGTCCTTGCGCAGCTTGTCGAGGATCGCCTCGAGCTCGCCTTCGTCGAGCGCGTAGAGCTTCTGCGCCGGCTTCTTGCCGCGCGCGGGCGCGTCGACCCGGAAAAGCGGCGGCCGCGCGACGAACACGTGGCCGCGCTCGATCAGTTGCGGGAAATGCTTGAAGAACAGCGTGAGCAGCAACACCTGAATGTGCGCGCCGTCGACATCCGCATCCGACAGGATGCAGATCTTGCCGTAACGCAGGTTCGACACGTCGACGCTGTCGTCCGGGCCGTGCGGATCGACGCCGATCGCCACCGAGATGTCGTGCACCTCGTTGTTCGCGAACAGGCGATCGCGCTCGGTCTCCCAGGTGTTGAGCACCTTGCCGCGCAGCGGCAGGATCGCCTGGTATTCCTTGTCGCGGCCCATCTTCGCGGAGCCGCCCGCCGAATCGCCCTCGACGAGGAACAGCTCGTTGCGCGCGATGTCCTCGGTCTCGCAGTCGGTCAGCTTGCCGGGCAGCACCGCGACGCCGGAACTCTTCTTCTTCTCGACCTTCTGGCCGCGCGCGTGCGCGCCTGCGCCTGCTTGATCACGAGCTCGGCGAGCTTCTTGCCGTGCTCGACGTGCTGGTTGAGCCACAGCTCGAGCGCCGGGCGCGTGAACGACGACACGAGCTTCACCGCGTCGCGGCTGTTCAGGCGCTCCTTGATCTGCCCCTGGAACTGCGGATCGAGCACCTTCGCCGAGAGCACGAACGACACGCGCGCGAACACGTCCTCCGCGAGCAGCTTCACGCCCTTCGGCTGCAGGTTGTGCAGCTCGACGAAGCTCTTCACCGCCTGATAGAGGCCGTCGCGCAGGCCGGATTCGTGCGTGCCGCCCGCGGGCGTCGGAATCAGGTTCACGTACGACTCGCGCACGAGCGAGCCTTCCTCGCTCCACGCGACGACCCACGACGCGCCCTCGCCCTCGGCGAACGTGTCGTCGCCCGAGCGGGAATCGGCGAAGCGCTCGCCCTCGAAAAGCGGAATCAGCAGCTCGCTGCCGTTCATCTCGTCGAGCAGGTAGCCGCGCAGGCCGTCGTCGTATTTCCAGCTCTGCCGCTCGCCCGTCTTCTCGTTGACGAGCACGACCTCGACGCCCGGCAGCAGCACCGCCTTCGAGCGCAGGAGCCGCTGCAGCTCGCCGAGCGGCAGATTCGGCGAATCGAAGTATTTCGGATTCGGCCACACGGTCACCCGCGTGCCGGACTTCTTCTCGCCACGGCCCGCGCCTTGCGTCGCGAGCGGCTTGACGACGTCGCCGTCGGCGAAGCCGAGCTGCGCGATCCTGCCGTCGCGCCAGACGGTCACGTCGAGGCGCGTCGCGAGCGCATTCGTCACCGACACGCCCACGCCGTGCAGACCGCCCGAGAACGTGTACGCGCCGCCCTTCGCCTTGTCGAACTTGCCGCCGGCGTGCAGCCGCGTGAACACGATCTCGACGACGGGCACCTTCTCCTCCGGATGCAGCCCGAACGGAATGCCGCGCCCGTCGTCCTCGACGGACACCGATTGATCGGGATGCAGCGTGACCGTGATCTGCTTGCCGAAGCCGCCCAACGCCTCGTCGGACGCGTTGTCGATCACTTCCTGGATGATGTGCAGCGGATTCTCGGTGCGCGTGTACATGCCGGGCCGCTGCTTGACGGGCTCGAGGCCCTTGAGCACCTTGATCGATGCTTCGCTATAGGCCGCTGCAGGCTTTTTCGTGGACATAGAAGCTCAGGTTCGTCATTCACCTTGACGTTATCCCCAGCGCGTGTGGATAACATCGTGGACAAAACGTTGAATTCGATAAAAATCCGAGTCGAAACAATGGCGTGCTCGCATTGCTCCGAAAGCGGGCGGCGCGCCGCGCCAGACGGCCGCGCGATGCGTCGCCCGGAGCGCGGCGTATTTTACTGGTTCCGCAACGGCGGGCTCATGAAGGCTTACGTTTCGCCTCGAGCGCCTCCCAGCGCTCCAGCGCCGCGAGCAGCTCGTCGTCGAGCGCCGCGAAGCGCTCGGTCAGGCGCGTGCCCTCCTGCGGATCCTTCGAGAAGATCGAGCCGTCCTCGAGCTGCGCGGCAATCGCCTTCTGCTCGGCCTCGAGCGCCGCGATCCTCGCGGGCAGCGCGTCGAGCTCGCGCTGCTCGTTGAACGACAGCTTGACCGTGCGCTGCGCATTGCGGCCCGCCGCGCCCTTGGGCGCGTCATCCTTCGCGCTCGCGGGCTCCTTCGCCGCGCGCTTGGCCGCCTCCTCGTGCGCGATCCGCTGCGCGCGCTCGCGCTGGATCTGCCAATCGGTGAAGCCGCCGACGTATTCGCGCCACAGGCCGTTGCCCTCCGAGGCGATCACCGACGTGACGACGTTGTCGAGAAACGCACGATCATGGCTGACGAGCAGCACCGTGCCGTCGTAATCGGTCAGCAGCTCTTCGAGCAGTTCGAGCGTCGGGATGTCGAGGTCGTTGGTCGGCTCGTCGAGCACGAGCACGTTGGCCGGGCGCGCGAACAGGCGCGCGAGCAGCAGCCGGTTGCGCTCGCCGCCCGACAGCGACTTGACGGGCGAGCGCGCGCGCTCGGGCGCGAACAGGAAGTCGCCCAGATAGCTCATCACGTGCTTGCGCACGCCGCCGATCTCGACCCACTCGCTGCCGGGGCTGATCGTGTCCGCGAGGCTCTTCTCCTGATCGAGTTGCGCGCGCATCTGGTCGAAATACGCGACCTGCAGGTTCGTGCCCGTGCGCACCGTGCCCGCGTCGGGCTTCAGTTCGCCGAGGATCAGCTTGAGCAGCGTGGTCTTGCCCGCGCCGTTCGGGCCGACGAAGCCGATCTTGTCGCCGCGCATCACCGTGGCCGAGAAGCGCTCGACGACCGTGCGCTCGCCGTAGCGCTTCGTCACGTCGGTCAGCTCCGCGACGATCTTGCCCGATTTCTCGCCCTGCGCGACGTCGAGCCTCACGTTGCCTTGCGCGTTGCGGCGCTCCGCGCGCTCGCGGCGCATCTGCTCGAGCCGCGCGACGCGGCCGACGCTGCGCGTGCGCCGCGCCTCGACGCCCTTGCGGATCCACACCTCCTCCTGCGCGAGCAGCTTGTCGAACTTCTCGTTCTCGACGCGCTCGACCTCGAGCTGCTGCGCCTTGCGCGTCTGATACGCGGAGAAGTTGCCCGGATACGACAGCAGGCGGCCGCGGTCGAGCTCGACGATGCGCGTCGCGACGCGATCGAGAAACGCGCGATCGTGCGTGATGAAGAACAGGCCCGCGCGCTGCGCGACGAGCAGTTCCTCGAGCCAGCGAATGCCGTCGAAATCGAGATGGTTGGTCGGCTCGTCGAGGAGCAGCACGTCCGGCTGCACGACGAGCGCGCGCGCGAGCGCGGCGCGCTTCTGCATCCCGCCCGACAGCGCGTCGATCTTCGTATCGCCGTCGAGCCCGATCTGCGCGAGCGTCGTCGCCACCCGCGTGCGCCAGTTCCACGCGTCCGTCGCGTCGAGCGACGATTGCAGCGCGTTCATCCGCGCAAGCAGCGCGTCGTGCTCGGCGCCCTCGGGCGTATCGGCGAGCCGGTGCGCGATCTCGTCGTATTCGGCGAGCAGCGCGCGCGTATCGGTCAGCCCGGAGGCCACCGCGTCGAACACCGTCTGCCCGGCGGCGAATTCCGGCTCCTGCGGCACATAGACCGTCACGAGGTGCTGCTGCCGCGTGACGAGGCCGTCGTCGGGTTTCGCCAGATCCGCGACGATCTTCAGCAGCGACGACTTGCCGGCGCCGTTGCGGCCGATGAGCCCGACGCGCTCGCCGGCTTCGAGCGAGAAGTCCGCGTGATCGAGCAGCGCGACGTGGCCGAACGCGAGTTGCGCGCCGGTAATGGAATAAAGCGACATGGGGAAGACGGCGGAGAAAAAATCGGAAGCGCCCATTGTACCGGGGGCGGCGCACGGCGCCGATACGGCACAATGGCCGGGCGCGAAACGCGCAACGCCGGCGCGCGCGGCGACCGGCGGCGCGGGCTGGCGGGAACCTCGCTCGGCCCTCGCCAGCCCGATGGCCTACTTGACGTTGACCGTGATGGTCTGGCTCATCTCCGGGCCGTACGAGCGGTGCGCGCCATCGCCGAACTGCAGCGTCAGCGTGTGCCGACCGGGCGACAGCCTCACCTCCGTCTCGGTCTGAGGCTTGCCGAAATGCAGCGAGTGATCGTTGGCGGGAATCACGTCGCCTCTGGCCACCGGCTTGCCGTCGATCAGCAGGTGGTGGTGACCGGTGTGGGGCGTCATGTCGCCCGCGGGCCGAAGCACGATGTCGCCTTCGAGACCGAATTTCACGTGAACGGGGCTCGAGACGGACGCGCCGTCGGCCGGCTCGACGAAATACACCCTCGCTTCCGCGTGCGCCGAGGCGGACGCGAAGAGCGCGGCCGCGGTGAATGCGCCGGCCAGCCACTTGTTGTAGAGCATTGCTCTCTCCTTTTGGGTTGAAAGGCCATCGAAGGATACACCGCGCACGCTCCGCGCGTGGCGGGTTTGGCGCGCGCGCCGAGCGCGCGGGCAAGCGCCGGGCCGTACGATGCGCCGACAGGGCGCGCCCAGGCGGCGGGCGCCCCACGTGCGGAACGCTCGCGGCATGCGGGGCGGTTGAGGCATCCGTCGCATCGGCGGTGGACGGCGATCGGCGGTTGGCGGTTGGCAGTCGGCAGTCGGCGATGAGGCTGCGGCGCGCTCGGACGGGCGGGCGCGGCAAATCCGGTACCATTACGCGTTGCGTCGCCCGATATGCCGCGTTCGCGCGATCGGGCGACGTCGAATGCAATGGTTCTTCAAGAGTGCAACATGAGCGAAGTCGTCGAATACAAGAGCTGGGTCTGCCTGATTTGTGGCTGGATCTATAACGAAGCGGAAGGGCTGCCGGACGAAGGCATCGCGGCCGGCACCCGCTTCGCCGACATTCCGCACGGCTGGCGCTGCCCGCTGTGCGATGTCGGCAAGGAAGATTTCGTCGTCGTGGAATTCTGAGGCTCGCGTCGCGCGGCGGGCGACGGCCGCGCGAGAAGTCCTCGTCATTTCCGCGCGCCGGCGCGCCCCGCCCCGCGACACGCCGGCCCCGAGCACACCGGCTCGAACGAATTCGACGCAAACGGCGTGGCGGGCTTCCCGATGCCGATGCGATTTCAGCGCACGCCGCCGCTGCGGCATGGCCGCCGAGCTGAACGGCCGCACGCGGGCTGATCCCCCCTCTCTCTTATCTGCGTTGCGCGCACTCGAACGAGGCTGCGCCGCCCGCGGGCGACGCGCCGTTCGAAACAGGCGCGCTCACTGAGCCACACCCCGCCGCGGGCCGGTCCGGCGGGCGCCATCGACCGGCCCGACGACGTTTGAAGGTATTCCTCACCCCATAAAGTTCCTTTTTGGAACGTACAATTTCGCCGGGCACGCGCGCGGCGAACGCATCGCGGCCAACATGGGAGGAGAAAACGTGGCACAGGTGGAATCACCCAGACAGGCAACGGCAGGTTCGGCGGAGCAAGCCGCCGGCAAGCTCGGCGGATTGCTCTCGCTCGCATTCCTGCTGAGCCTGATGACGGTCATGGCCGCGTTCGGCTGGATCGCACTGCGCGAAGGCACGCATCGCTTCCTGCTCCCGTTCGTGAACGGCAACGCCACCCGGCAGATCGCCGACGCGATCGCATCCGTCCGTGCGCATCCGTCGCTCGAAGGCATACGCCAGGTCAGCGAGGAAATATGGATGATGTCGCTGCCGACGTCGGTCACGCGTTTCAGCCATTCCAGACTGATGGAGCAAGGCATCTATTACACGACGATGCCCAGGGTCAATCAGGTGCTCATCGCGATTCACGTCCTGTTCAGCGCGTTCTGCGTGACGTTCGGGAGCCTGCAGTTCTGGCCGTCGTTCCGCAAGCGCTTCATGCGGGCGCACCGGCTGATCGGCGCCGTATACGTCGCCACCGTGCCGATCTCGACGGTGAGCGCACTCGCCTATCTCGCCCTGACGCCGCCGCATCACCTCTACGCACACCTGATCGGCTGGATCGCGCTGTGGATATTCGGCGTCCTGACGCTCATCGCGATCGCCATGGCGGTGCGCGCCCTCAAGGCACACAGGGATTCGAACACCAGGCGTGGATGGCGCTGTCGTTCGGCTGCCTGCTGGTTGCGCCGCTGCTGCGCATCGACTGGGTGCTGCTCGCGCCGCTCTTTCCTCACATCGATCAGGAAACCCTGAACCTCGTCACCATGGGCGTCATGCTTCCGCAGGCGCAGCTGATCACGTATGCGCTGATCGTCGTCAATCGGCAGTACGCGCGGCCCATGAAGCAACGCACGCCGGCGCCGCTGGCGAGCCGCGCGGGCGCGTGGTTCCTTCGATCGCAACCCGGGTTGCTCGCCTCGACCGCGGTGTGGGGCGCCGTCAATGTGTGGGCCTACGGGCTCGGACACGGCACCGCCGGCCTCGACGCCGCCGCCCGCATGCTTCCCGCCGATCTGTTGACGCGGGAGCAGGCGGCGCTGCATGCGTATCCGGGCATCGCGTGGCTGATGGCGCTGTCGCTTACCGCGGCATTTCCCGCCGCCGTCCTGAGCCTCGGTGCGCGGCTTCGCGCCGCGTCGGCAAGCGTCGCCGCGCGTCTCGATGCCACCGCCGCGTGCCTGGGACTGGCCGCGGGCGCGGCGAGCGTGTTCCTCGGTTGGCACATCGGGATCGCCCCCGACAATCACCTGTTCTCCGGCGGCACGATGTATACGGTCAACGGGCTCGTCATCGCCGGCTTCAGCCTGATGCTCGCCGCGACCGCACGGCGCCGGCAACACGCGATCGCGAAGGAAAGCCTCGTCTTCCTTCTTTGCATGCTGCCCTTCCCCGCGTTGTATTTCGCGACGCTGGAGGCCGTCGGCCGAATTCGGCTGCCGGCTGCGTACCTGGCGGCCGGCCAAGGCTTCGTGATTCCGGTCGGCTTCAGCAGCAGCCTGCTTTTTCTGGCCGCTTTCCATGTGATCTTCGGCCAGGCAACCCGAGAGCACAACTAACCACTTCGGAGCGACCCGACATGCACACGCCCGACCTCTTCGTTCAATCGAGCAACGTCCGCCTGGCGGTCTATACGTGGGGCGACAAGCCCAGTGCGGACAAGCCTCGCGACATCGTCGTGCTGGCGCATGGCTTTCCCGATCGCGCACTGTTCTGGGAGCAGGTCGCCGCCGCGTTGCAACGCGATTTCTACGTCGTCGCCTACGACATGCGAGGCTGCGCCAATTCCACGCATATCAAGGGGCCCGGCATTATCGGTTCGCCTTGCTTCTCGCCGATCTCTACGCCGTCATCGACGCGGTTTCGGCAGGCCGGCCCGTGCACCTCGTCGGGCATGATTGGGGAGGCGTCTACGGCTGGGACGCGATCGCCGATCCGGAAGGCGCGCGCCGCATCGCGTCGCTCACCACGCTTTCGCCGAGCCTGGATCAGATCGGCTTCTATCTGCGCCGCCGGTTGCTGCGCCCGACGCCGCGCCACCTCGCGCAGTTGGTCGGCCAACTGATGCGCAACAGCCTGATGACCTTCTTCACGGCGCCATTGCTGCCGGAGCTGCTGTTCGCCAGCGGACTCGCCATGGCGATGTTCCGTCGAATCATCGCGCACTACGAGCCGCGCATCACGTTCCGGAAAAACGACGGCATGGAAGGCGACGCGATACGCTACCTCGGCATTTATCGGGCGAACCTGCTGCAACGCGTACTGCGCCCGAGGAAGCGCGTCAGTATGACGCCGGTACATGCGCTGATGGCGATTCACGATCCTTTCCTGCCTCCGGCGCTCTTCGAAGGCTGCCGCGAATTCACGACGCGATACAGCGAATCGACCGTCGACGCCGCGCACTGGGCGCCCTTGAGCCGGCCGCAGGAAATCGCGGAAACGGTCGGCGCGTTCGTGCGGCAAGCCAGCCGGCGCCCCGACGTCGCGCTGCAATCGGCAAGCTGAGAAGGAAGCGCTCGCGCGGCGACGCGTGGCGTGCTGCGCGAGCAGACGCAGGCACGCGACGCGACGCGCGTCGCTCGTTCGATTCGCCTCGCGTAGCCGTTCAAGCGACGAAACAAGAGCCGGCCAACTCGCGCCCCTCACGTCTCGTGCCGAAGACAATCGGCGGCACGCGCCAAACCGTCATGTCGGCGGGTTTGGCACATCCGGCCTCGGTGGGATGGCATCTCCGTTCGCCCGTCGATTGCAAGGCCGCTTTCGGCGTCCGACGATGCGGCAAGGCCGCGATCGAAAAATGCCCCCGCCGCCCATGCCCGGTCGCTCGGCGAACGGCCGCGCCCCATTGCGGCCGATCCGCCGCGACGCCTCGATGAACGCATCGCATCGTGACTGGACCGCCAAACCGCGTGGCGCGTCGACCGCCCGCCGGCAAAGCAAGGTCATGCGCCGCCGCCGAAACGCGTCAACGACGACGAGCCGATGCCCTCGGCGCCGCATCGCTTCTTCGCTCGTCCTTGTGGCGGAAATTGATTCGCCCTTTCGTGAGGTCATAGACCGACAATTCCAGCGTGACGCGATCTCCCGCGAGAATGCGTATGCGATGCCTGCGCATCTGACCCGACGCATAAGCGCCCACCACCACACCGTTGTCGAGCGTGACGCGGTAACGGCTATCCGGCAAGACTTCATCGACGATCCCGTCGAGTTCGATCAATTCTTCTTTGGCCATGCAAGGTTCCTGTGTAGACCGAAACACCGCTTCGCGATGTCCGGGTGGATGGAGGGAAAACAGCGGTCGCCGTGCCGGCGAGCGCCCGCGTTATCTGGAAGACCGGAAACCCCGGATGCCGCCTCGTTCGCCATGGAAGCGACGAGGGCGACAATTCACGCGCGCGTCACGTTCGTCCCCGGCACTACGGCGGTTATGCGGCGCGCTCTTTCCGCGCATTCGTTTGCCGACGGGCGCCTTTCGCCCGATCCGTGCGAACGACGCCCGGCATCGGCGGAACACGACAGGCGCCACTTGCCCGGCCGCGTTCCGACGCAGGACGAAACCATCCGGCATTCGACGCGCCGGATTCGCCACCGCGATCGACGCGCGCGCTCGAATACGGGCGGCGCGACGCACGCGAGCGCCGCAGCGGCCACACTGGCCACGCCATCCGCACACGGAAAACAACCGCGAGCCGGCGTGCGAAGAGACTTCCGATTGACCCGAGCGGCGACGTCGTCGGCAGCGGCGTCAGCCGAAGTGATCTTCGAGCCAGGTTTCGGCCCATCTTCTCGCGTGCGCGATCGCGTCCGCACGCAGGTCGAATCCGGCCAGATCACCGCTGCGGCACACGTCGTATTCGCGGCCGTCCGAGCGGTTCGCGCTGATGCGCGCGTGCGCCATGTATTCGCCGTCTGCGCGACGCGGCGTGGGGTCGATCAGAAACACCGTCGAATTGAAACGCATCATGTCCTCGTTGCCGTCTCAGACGGCGTATCTTGCAAATGTGGCGCTTGCGCGAACGGCAACTGCCAAGCCGGCGTGCCGCCGACGTTGCCGGCCATCAAGCCGAATCGGACGCGAGCGCGGGCACCGATGAACAGCGCCCGCACGACGCGAAACGTGAGGAATACGCAATAGCGAGAGTTCGACGCGTTCTCTGACGGCGGCCAATACAGCACCGGCAGGCACGACGTCCACGCGCCGTGCCATCTCGGTATCTCGTCCATGCGGACCGCAATCTCCGCCGATACGCGGTTGCGCGCCAATGGCTGATCGTCACGCGCCTCCGGCGCTACTCCACCGTTCGCCGCCGTGCCGGTCGATCAGGTATTCGGCATGGCGCAGCGATGCACGGCGCGCATCGCCCGCGCTATCGAAGGCTTGCGCGTTGTCGAGCTTGAAAACCCGGCTTGCGCTCGCGGTCGCATCGGTGCGCGGAAAACAGATCCGCACCGCCGCGTCGAAGCCGGCCTCGTAATTGTGTGCACGCCCGTCGACGGACGCGAGACGCGGATAAATCAGTGGATGAATCTCGAATCCCCGATACAGATGCATGCTCATGAACGTCTCCGGGGTTGCCGCGCAGAGACCAGGAATCGCACGGCCACGCACGGCTCGCGTCACTGACTGGAAAAAGGCGGAAACAAGAAATGCGGCGGGTACAAAGGCGGGAAAGCACCGCGCAGCGGCGGCACGGCGGCAGTCGGGTGGTGCGCATTCGGCGCGGCATCCCAATGCGGCCATCATACGCGCACGCGCAGAGAAGTCCAGTCGGTCATGCCGATACCTGCGGCGAGCCGGCCGCGTCAAACGGAACAACCCGAGCAATTCGCTGTGGCGAAATGCGGGCCGCATCGCCGCGCGAAGCACGCCGCGCAAAGAGGTGGACTGGGCGGGCGGGCGATTTTCGCCCACCGGCCTGCCACCGCATTGGAAGCCTCGCACGCTGTTGAGGCGCCGGAGGTGACGTTTCGTTTGCCCGCTACGGGCGGCCAGGCATCGTGAACATCGATCAGGACAGTCAGTTCACGGCGGGCGCGTTCACCGACGCCGTGCTGGGCCGACAGCTCCGGTTGTCGGTGGGCGGCAACGGGGCTTGGCGCGACAACGTGTTCGTCGAGCGGACCTGGCGCAGCATCAAGTACGAAGAAGTCCATTTGAAAGCGTACGAGTCGGTCGGACACGCCCGGTGCTCCATCGCGAATACATCAATCTGTACAACCGGAAACGGCCCATTCGAGCCTGGAGGACCAGACGCCGGACGAGGCATGCATCGCGACGCTGCCTGCGATCAAATCGGCAGCATGATTGCGTCGGACGTTCCACTTAAAAATCGCAGAAAACTGTCCGGATGAGCGAGGCCACCTCTGATCGACGATGCGACATCGCATGCCCCAGCCCGGCCGCGCCCTTTGCCCGGCATGTCTTTGATATACTCTTGCTCCCAAGTCGGCGGAGCTGAGCCCGCCGGCAAGGGACAAACTGGATGATTGGCGCACGGGCTACCCCGATGGAAACGGTAGCGACGAGGGCCGTGCATGGCATGCTACAGGGTCGATTTGTAGCAAAGAATGCAGAGGAGAAGGTGTTAAGTCCTCTGTTATCGGGCGTCATTCCGCGTCATCAGTCGATTGCAGAAATCGCCGAAAGGCAAGCAGGGCAAGGCTGAAAACCCGATTCACACGGGTTTGGTCCATCCCGCTCAAACTATCCGCTCCCCGTAGTTCAGGGGATGGAATGAGAGGCGAAAGCCTTGTGGTACAAGCCTCTCGCCCCTTGCTGTAGCAAATTTGTAGCACTCGAAAAAGCCCGCGATCAGCGGGCTTTGGCATATCTGGCGCTGACTGGATCGATTCCCAGTCGCAAAGCAACTTTCAGAGCCAGATAATGCATAGGTCTCTTCGCCCTATCTGACAAGGCATTGGTCTGACCTTCCCTCGGAAAGCTACGCCAAGACCTACGCATGTCCATTTTCACGATCGACCGCTCCCGACCCGGAGCAGCCGCTGGAGTCAACGTCAATGGAATGACCGCTTGCAGAGCACATGCGTCATTTGGTCATGCACTTGATTGGTCATGCACTTGACTTGGCTAGTGATCGTCCTTGGCCGACGGTGTCGTGCGCGCGGTCCAACGTGTCATAGAGCTTAACCGGGTCGGTCGCGGCTCAGCCTTCCTGCCGGACAGCGCTTCTTGATGTCAACCAACTCTGCCTCCGGATTTGGTGCTGTGCCCCATGCATCATTCGGTCGCTTCGATTTCCACTTGTACTTCGTCGGCCTCGATCTCGGCTTCGGTTTGAGCTTGAAGTTCAGCGATCGCCGCACGCAGCGGTTCGTATATCGTGATTTCGCTTCCCAAGATTTCAAAGGTTACGGCGAGTACATAGCGCGCAGTCGAGTCCGGGTCATGGCTCCAGCCTTGATGGCCGACCACAGCGATGCAGAAGTGGTCGGGCAAGCTGTTCGAGCGAACGACGGCCCAGTCCTTCTGCACTGTCCCGCTGTTGCGCTTGAAGTCCCTAATTAGGCCGTCCTGCGGCTTGTCGTGCAGCACCCAGGGCAGCGTCGAGCCAGGCAGCGGTGCCTCGTCGTTCGTCGCATCCTTCATGGCACGCACACGGAAGTCGCGCAGTCCCTCGCCCAGCTTGCTGGCCTTCCAATCGACCCATGTCGAGAGATAGCCGCGCAGATTGCGTCTCGTGCGCCGCGGCTGCGCGACGTAGGAAAGCGTCACATCGATGCGGATGTCAAATTCGTCGGCCTGCTGGCGCAATTCGGCCGGAATCGGCACCTGATAAATGTGGCATTCGCCAGCGTGAATCTCGGTGTCGCTGCTCGTGATGAGCGTCGTTCGATGATCCGTGTTCGTGGTGGCCCGCGCTTCGTCCGGTATGCCAAAGCCCAGGCATCGGAAGGCGCTTGACGCTGCGGCGAACAAGGCCTGCTTTTCCGCCTGGGACATGTCCGGCGGTGGATTGCGCAGAAGCGTCAAGAGGTCTTCAGCCCAAGCCGGCCATTGTGCCGATTGCACGACGAGGGCGCGATACAGCAACGCAGGCTCCTCGGGCAATACGCGCTGGATCTGGGCCGCAATGCGCGCCACCTTGGGCGTCGCGTAGGACGTGCCCGCGGCGTCGCGATCCGCTGCGGGTCCGGGCCCATGCAGCGTTGACCGGACGAGGTTGGGACAAGCCGTGGGGATGCGGCCGCCGGCTTGGATGTCAGGTGGCACGTTGTTCGTCCGAACGGCGTCGCCACCGTACTCGACGACTTCGGGCTTGATGACGTTCCAGATGCCTGGACCAGACCGCGAAAACGCTGAGGGGCCTGCGGGCTGCGTAGCGAAAGTCCGCCATGCGCCCAGCTCGGCGGTGTCGTAAGCGATTGACCCGACGGTCAGCGCCTGCAGGCTCTGGCCGGGATTGGCAATGCGGGCCGCGTTTTCTTCGAGATACCCGGGATAGTCCCGGCCTGCACTCAGGTGGTCGGCGATCCCCAGAAAGGGGGACGTGCCCTGCAGCGGCAGATTGCCGGCGCTTTGCACGACGAGAATGTCCCGCTCGTTGCACAACTGGTCAATCTCTGCGGCCCAGGAGGACATATAGCGCGTGCGGCAGTAGCCATGCGCATTGATCGAGTGGTTGTAGATGCGGGTTTGGCGAGGACCGTCGTTGAAGCGCTCTACGGCCTTGCGCAGCGCCTCCGGAGGGAACAACTCGACGGGCATCGCGTTCTGTGCGTCCAGCACGCGGGCGTTTTGAATCCAAAACGGTAACTGAGGCGCACCTTCGGCTGGCACATCCTCGCCGTACAGGACCGCGCCTGCGATGCGTGTGCCATGTCCGCCGGGCGCGACTTCATCCGCGACGGCCGTCGGGGCCTCGCCCGGCAGAAAGCAATGGGAAGTGGCTTGATCGATGCCGGGCTGAAGCAGGACGTGGGCTTCTTGAATGCCGCTGTCGATGACGCAGACGGCGGGCGCGCCCACATCGGGCGCGACCGGCGTTACAGCTGGTGCCGCTTGTGCGCCCTGCTGGGTCTGGTTCTGGGGAAGAGCGATGTCTTCCGGCTCGACGACCTCGAAGATGTAGGGGTAATTGAGAACGAAGTCCTTGAGCCCCTTCCCCGAGATCTTCAGCCGGACCGTAAAGCTGTCAGGAAGAACGCCTGCATCGAAGTCGGCACTGTCGATAAGATGCAGAATTTCCGCGTGGTAGAACTCGGTGAACTTCTGGATGGAAGCCTCTCGTTCGAACTTGATGTCGTCCCACTCGTTATAGGCGCTGGTACGCTTTTCCGACCACTCGAACTCTTTGGCCGCCCATTGCGCGTCCGTCGCGCGTTTGCCGCGGGTGGGACGAGGCGGAATCTCCTGAGTGCCCGCGCAGGCGATGCCGATATCGACGATGTAGAGCTGATCGTCGTCAATATTGCCCCACGACGCCATGAGATGTTCGGAGAGGATGTGGCCCAGCCGGTCTGTTTGGTTGGGATCGTCGAACAGCGTGTGGACTTGGGCGATGGTCGCCGAGCCGTGTACTGTGACGGCGAAGCCTTGGACCATTGCCCGGAACGCGGCGAGCTGAATGTCTTCAGACGCCACGATCACATAGCCCTCTTCCTGCTCCGCGACGATCTCAAATTCAAACTTGGCCCGCAGGGCATCGAGGTCGAGGCCAGTGTCAATCTGCAGTAGGATGGGAATGCCTGCGGGGATGTCCGGCAAGGACCCCCCGGCTGCTTGGCGTTGTGCCTTGCGCGCCTGCCAATTCGCGCTGAGCGCTTGGGCAGCCGTTTCAAGCGCGACGCTGTGCGCTTGGCGCTGCACACCTTTGTTGGCGAGCGTTTGCGGCGAAGGCTTGCCGCCCCAGCGCAGGCGCGCCCTACCTTGGTAGCGAAGGAGCAGCGGAAGGTGTTCAAAGTTGTGTGCTGCCGGCATTGATTACGCCCTCTGCGCCGCGTCGTGCCGTTGCAGTTCTTCGACGGCCTTCAGGAGCTTGTCTTGCGACAAAGATTTACGGCCGGCCAGCACGGCGGCTTTCGCGGCGTCCTGCGCTGCCTTTACGACCATCGCAGCCGATGAACCTTCTAGCTTGGCTACTAATGGCTCCCAGGCAATGGGACTGTCCAGCCACACACTGGACAACGTCAGCTTCAGAAGCTTTTCAATCTCGGCTGCGCCTGGCAACGGAATGGAGAAGACATCGTCGAAGCGCCTGAAAAGCGCAGGGTCCAAAGCTGACTCCAAGTTCGTTGTCGCCACGAGCAAGCCAGGTGCGTCGTACTCCTCCATCAATTGCAGCAGGGAGTTGACGATGCGTGAAACCTCGCCGATGTCCTTGGAGGCCGTGCGCGATCGCGCGATGAAGTCGCATTCGTCGAGCAGCAGCACGCATGGTTTCTCTCGGGCACTGCTGAAGATCGATCGCAGGTTCTGAGCCGACTCCCCGAAGAACGAAGAGATCAGAACGTCGAAGCGCACCTTCATCAGCGGCAAGCCCGTGTTCCAGGCGAGCCGCTTGGCCCCTAGGGATTTGCCACAACCCGGAGGGCCGTAGAGCAGTACAGTCTTGCGAGGCTTGAGCCCGAAGGTGCGAAGCCGATCGCGAGCAGCGTACTCGGCTTCGATGCGCGCGAAACGTTGCTCGACCAATTCAGGAAGCACCATGTGATGTTCAAGCTGATCGTGCGGTATCAGTGTAGCCAGCGTCTCGCCATGTCGGCGGCTTAACGGAAGCTCTTTAAGCGTGCGGTCGATGTCGGGCGTCGACAGCGGCGCGGCTGGCCGCTTGGGCTTGGGCTGCTTCAGGATAGCCTCAAGCTGTTCAGCAAGCCGGACGTGCCCGGTCTTGCGTTCCGCTTCGACGATCTTGCCGGCGAGCCGGTCTAGGTCCGTTTGTGAACCATCGGCGATGGCTCGTACCACTCTCTTTAGAATATCGGCATTCATGCGATTTCCCCCTTTCTTGCGAGCCGCCGGACAAGTGCTGACACACCAACAGGCTGGACCTGATGGCTACAGGTCGGATTGTACTTTTGCGCCCTGACCGGGTGTTGCCGGAGCACCGCGCTCACGCGATGACCTCTAGGCCGCGCTTCTGAACCAGATGCAGCAACTTGAGTGCTGTGCCCGCAGGCTTTTTTTGACCGATCTCCCACTTCTGAACTGTCGATAGACTGGTGTTGAGCAGGCGCGCGAAAACTGCTTGGCTGACATGGGCACCTTCACGGATGCGCTTGATCTCGGCCGGCTCCAAGGGCTCTATCGGTGGTAGCCAGAGCGGATCGAATTCGCGTAGCGTGACCTGATCGAGTACACCTGTCTTGTGCAGGCCTTTGGTCGTTTCACTCGTGGCTTCGATAGCGAGTGACCTTTTGCTGTGCATTGAGACCACGCTGTACCCCCTTATCAGTACGCAGCCAAATAGAGCTCCGCAGATTAAAAGTATAGCACTAAGTGCTACTGAGCCGAGAGCTGAGTTCCCCCTGACCACACGATGCCAGATGTCCGTCGCGTCGAGTTTCGTCAGCCCTTCGGTCATTCACCCCAGCATGGCCGACACGGGAGTTCGCTTGTCTCCTTTCGTGATTGAACAGCCGTTCGAATGACCGTACTGTGGGATGGTTCAGTGGCAGGTATTGGCCGATTGTGTTGAAAAACTCGGCTGACTCGATTTCAGGGGAGATTTCGGGGGTACCCGCCCCCCCAACCGGTCGACGATCGTTCAATACAGAGCGTTCCGAGAGGTCGAGTTTCGGCAGTCATGCCGCGACGACTGGTTGAATCGAGTTTTCCAACACAATCGGCCGAACTCTGCCGTCGGACCACGAACCCTCCCCGGAATTCGGCGATGAACTAACGAGGTTCATCATCGATCTGCGGGGGTGACTGAGGTCCGCTGCGGCTAATCAGAGTCTGGCGTCACAGAGCGACCGACCCCGAAAATTGCCTGGACTTCCGTGGAGGTCTGGTCCAACAGCTTGCGTACCCACCCGTCATCCTTGAACCGATCTCCCCATGCAGGAACGCTCGATGATTCGCCGCCCTCGAACAATGGTGCCCAACGTCGTTTCATGATGATTTGATCGCTTTCTTCGCTTGGATTAGGCGTCGAAAAAATGGCGTCGGGGGAGCGAAGCCGATCAATGAGGTAGGCAACAAAATTGCGCATCTTATCGAAGTGCCCTCCGACCGTAATGATGTCGTCATGTGTCTCCGTTCCCCAGCCGCGCAGATTCGGAAGATCGCAACGAACGTTCCCGAAGCGGAGTACGTCTGCAAGCTTATCGAGCTCGTGAGCACCATATGGATCGCCAGACTGACTGAGGCGTTCGGCAGCGATACCAATCCTTGCCAGAGAACGTCCGACGGTCTGGTAGAGCCAGTTGACCTCTTCGTCCGTAACATTCACGAGGGATCGTTCGGCGACATCGGTCGCGACCACGAAAATGGCATCGACTGCCGCAATGTTCCGCGGGTCGCGCCACCAGGTTCGCCCCTGTCGGGGAAGCTCCGCCGACCACATCAAGCCTCGGACAACGAGACGTTTATCCGATTCTCCCCGCCAACCTGTTGGCTTTGACTTCGAGTCCGGCAACTCGCTTGACGCCATGAGTTTCATCGCGAGTTGCTCTACGTGATCTATGACGAGCGCCGCAACGCTGAGTCTGGCCGATTCGATGAATCCTTTGCGGCGCTCGTTCGCCTTCTCATCGTCTCTTCTCTCACGCCGTCGCTCGATTGCGTGGTTGACGCTGCTGACCGCGAAGCCGATACCAGCGGTTGTGAGGAGCCCAACGCCGAGGGCGTTGCGATTGCCGTCATTTAAGGAAGCTGTCACCACAAGCGCAAAGCCAATCAGACCAACAATTACGAGCAAAGCGAGCGCTGCAACAAGGCCGGGGCCCAGTGCTTTTATTTTATCGTGTATCTTCACGCGGTCCTCCTACCGTCCCAATGACCAGAAGGCGCGGACGTTCGCTTCGGAATGCTAGGTCGTGCGGCTGGGAAATCAAGTAGAGAATGCTTAGATCGGGTCTTCCCAAAGTGAGAAATGTTCCTGACCTGCCCCCGGTTTTAGTCCGGACTGCAGTTAGAGTCCGAGTGGAGCGGCCCCATCCAAACTGCAAAGCAACTTTCAGTGCCAGATGATCGCAAGAAGATCACACCAGTAAATGCCAATCTTCAGCACGATCAGAATGCCCGTCAGCACCACCGGATCTGGGGCAAGCTTACGCCCCCGATAATTGAACCGGCGTAGATTGGCACGTGGTTGCAGTGGCTCGATTAACGTCCGGAATTCATCGCCGATGATCTGCTTACTCGTCTCTTTGATCGGTTCTTCACGATGGCTCGGGCTAACAGCTAGTGAGAAAAGCTAATCGCAACTACGCCACTTTTTTAAACTACCTCCTATTTTGTGATTTGGACGCTGCTCCGCCTAGAGCATCGGCAGGTTTTGAATTATCTTGGCTCGTTGCAGCCATATGCTCTCTGATCAATTCAGTCTGAAAGCGTATGATCGAGTCGGGATCGGTGATTACGCAGGCGGTATTATTCTGAGCTTTATAGCCCACACCGCCCGCCACAGGTTTACTGCCGGCACGAGTTATGAAAATCCCTTCCCCTGTTGTAGACCAATTTGTCGACCCCTCAAGAGCAACCCGACCGTCGGCCACAAACCCCTTGGTATGGCTAATCTGATGGGTGAGCGACTCGCCAATCGCAAAGTGCGTATTGAGCGCCGCCGCATTCTGAATTAAGTCTTTGCTGAGAATGCCTTTCTCCTTCACGCCTTTGGCTTGCGATCGGTCAAGCGTCACTAGCATCGTGACTGACTGGTCTTCCGCCAACTGCATCAGGATGTCGTTGAGCTCCGGGTCGTCGTAGCCGAACATATTCAGATATAGCGACACACTCACACGCGAGAGGATATGCTTAAGGATGTCATGAACATCGTCCCTACCGACATAAAACAGATGAACGTCGTTGCTGGCGTTCGCTGAATAAGTGCCCTCAGACGTGTACTGCTGTAGGTCCAGAAGATTGAACGTTTGCAGGGTTTGCAGGGTTTGCTTTGGATCATCAATAACGTTGGACGCACTAACCGTCGACTTACGTATCTTCTTGGTAGGCATTTTGCCACCCCTGAAAGACGAAAAAGTGAGCATGACCCACGTACAAACTTTGTCACGTAGCATAGGCAACGTCAAGTAAGCCACGCGCCAATGAATTTGATATTCGAGTTCAGCCATACCTACGAAAATTAGTAGGTCTGCGAATTGCTAGACGTACTACCCTCTATAGGGGGGTTTCCATCCTCAACATAGCGTTCTACACGCGCGGGATAGACAACGTCGAAAACTCCGCTCCGACGTGCCATGGATGCTGTCTTCCCTCTCCACTTGTAGAGTTGTCGCACATGAAACGCAACTTCTTCGGGGACAGCTATGAGCTCAACGATAACCCATGCCGGCTACGGCGTATGGAACAGGACGATTGACGTCACGCAACAGGTTCAAAGGCAATACGCCAGCGGCACGCGTGTTTTCCTCCCCAGCAATCAGTACGGCGATCCTTTCCCCGGTCAACGCAAATATCTGTACATCTTCTGGACTACTGATAGCGGTGAGAAGCAATCGGGCGTAACCGGAGAGCTGGATGATCGCGGCATCACAATCACATAAGCGCATGTCACGCGAATCGGTTCGTCTCCGCATGAATGAACCGATTCGCCGCCCCGCGCTGTTGCTGCCGTCAGCACACCATTGCCCGCGAATTGTTGCGATTGATCGCGAACATGAAGCCAGTTATGCCCGATCTTCAGCACGTCACTTACCTGCGTCTACGGCACGTTCAACGTTGCGAAAGCCGCTCGCGAAGATCCCAGATTGGTACGACGATGCCAATCGGTCGCCCCAAAAAGGGAAATTGGGAGGCCCACACCGGCCCTTTCAAAGACTGCACGACCTGCTCCAGCCGCGACGAGTTGCACAAATTCGGTTGGGCAGCTGTAGAGCGCATACGGCCACACCCATAAGAGCGAACATTCGATCGGCGTGTATCACGTCAAGGATCAGTAGGTGACGCTGCCTTGGGATGCCCGTTCGATCTATGACGAGTACAGCGATTCGCTCACCACTGCGAGACACCACACAACTGTCAAACCTGACAGGTGTCGCGACTGCACAACCGTAACAGTCGCCCGCCGGACGTGCTCGATGGTAAATTTCCACGCAAATTTCCACGAGAGGGGCCAGTGGTCAATCGCGCGATCATCTGCGTCGGTGACACGACGACACACGGCGGCAAGGTGCTCGAAGGCGCGCCGACGTTCACGCTCAACGGGCGCAATGTGGCCGGCGTCGGCCACAAGGTACTTTGCCCTCGCTGCAAAGGCGTTTTCCCGATCCTCCCCGATCTGCTCAGACGCCGCTACCCGCACACGATCGGCGACCGCGACACCGCCGTCGAAGGCATGCGCACGGCCTGCGGCGCAGAGCTGATCGCGTCGCAGGGCACTGGGACAATCGATGATGTCGGTGCAGGCGAACGCGGGGACGGCGGCTCGCCCGGCGGATCGGCCGCAGCAGCGGCGACCGCGGTCGCCCCATCCCCCACGCTCTGCCTCGAATGCCTGAAGGCGGCGGCAAAGAACGCCTCGACGATGGTCGCACGCTGATGACCATGACGCCGCCGACCATCGAAGCGCATTTCGAGATGCGCCGCCAGCAAATCACGCTGCCCGCGCGACTCTTCGCGGCGGTCGACGCGCTGCTCTTCGCCGAAGCGTCGGACGCCCCGCCGCTGCGTCGCGCGAACTATTCGATCGCGCTCTTCGACGGCACACCTGACGCGTCGCTCGCCGATCACGGCCCTTGGCTGATCGACCACGCGCTCGCGCCGGGGCCGATCCGGCGCGTGCTCGCCGAGCTGGCAGCCGGGCCAATTGGCACGTCGTGGCTGATCAGCGCGTATTCGTTCGAGCGGCTGGCCGCCGAACTGCGCGAGCACCTCGACGTGCGGCTGCCGGATGGCCGCACCGCGCTGTTCCGGTTCTAGGACGCGCGCGTCATGCTCGACATCGCGCGCGTGATGAGCGACGCACAGCGCACGCAATTCTTCGTTGCGACATACGACTGGCTTGTCGAGATCGACGGGCGGCTGACCGGAGTGCATCCGCATGCTTGAATTGACCGCAGAACAGGTCGCCAGACTGGCGGAGATCGACGAGCGCGGCTTCGTCGAACGCGTCCGGCAGGATCTCGTGAAGGAGAATCCTGCGTTTGCCGACGACGGCGGCTTGTCGTCGCGACTATGGAACGCGTATCGCGCCGCGCGCGCGTTCGGTATTCAGCGGGACGAAAACGTCGTCGCGTTTCTGAGGCTCGAAGCGTACGCGCCGAGCTTCTATGAGAAGCCCGCGACGAAGGCGTGGCTCACGCGTCCCGGCCGCTCGGCCGACGCGCGTTTTCATGATTATCTACGCGTCATCAAATGGCGCATCGAACATCCGGACGGAGGGCTGGAACATGGCGGGATTGGTGGTGCCAATCGTGGAAGCGGCGGCGGTGGAACTTGGTCCGATCTTGGCGCGCGTTGGCGTCGCCTTGTTGGGCGGGGCGACGGTGGCCGGAACGGCGAGTCTGTCGGGTGACACGCCGAAGGAGGACAGCAAGGCGACGCCGGACGTACGGGCATTGCCGCGCACCGGCGAGAAGTGCAAGCAATGTCCGCCGGAGCAGACTGGCCTCCCCGTGCGGAGGTATTACCGCATGAACCGCGAGCCTCGAGAATATCAAGGGCGCGTCACCGGCCGCCCGTATAGTATCGAAGAGGGATGGAGCGAAGAATGGAGTTGGCTCGGCTTGGACTATGATGGGTTTCAAGCGAGTGAATGTCTACTCCAAGAGGCAAAGGGCAACTTCGATCAGTTCTTCAGTCGCAAAACACGACGACCGATGAAGTGGTTTTCGGGGTTCCGAAAAATAGATCTACAGATCGAGGCTCGCGCCAATATCGTACGCGCCAACCCTCCAACGAAGCTCAGGTACTACTTCCAAACACCACTGACGGCGTCGTATTTCCGCGAGCGCCTCGCCCGCAACGGCATTGCCTACGTCGTGACAGGTTAAACATGAAATTCTTCTCTCGCTTCATCGATAAATCGCGCGATGCGTCCAACGTCGCTGAGTACTTTGACGATCTGGGGAAGCTCGCCGAGGTGATCCACGAACACGCTCCCAAGTTCGATCATTGGTACCTGACCGGTGAGACGAAAGAGGATGCATTGCTTTACAGCGCATTCGAACACTGGAAGCCGACGACGGCAGCGCTCGCGGTGGTGCGCACCGAGCGCGGCAGAAATGACTACGCCTCCATTTCGCTATGGGACGGCGGCAACGATGAAGAGGAATCCGCATCCCTGAGCTGCGTGATTACACCGAAGGACAATGCGAAGGAAATCGAAGCCGACTTCGTCAACGATCAGTTGTTCGCTATGGATTCGGCGCTTGCGATCGCCTCGACTCTGATTCAGCTCACGTCGCCATCGTATTTGACCGTTCAGCCGTATGGCTACTTCGAGAAACAGGTGTTCGACGACAAGCCCGGCGTCGGCTGGATGCTCTACTTGCCGAAGGTCATTACGCAACAGCAGGTTCCCGAGGCACGAGCGCTGATTCCCGTACCCGCCAAAGGCAAACAGACAGGCACGATCATCGTCAGCGTCACGGACGCCCCGTTCTCGGTCGACAACCCCGAGCACATCGCGATCGCGAATCGAATCGAGATCCGGCTCGTCGATCAAGACCTGCTCCCCGCCTACGCCGAAATCTGAGCAAGCCGGCGCGATCACCGCGCCTGCTGCATTCGTCAAAACAACCCGGCAGGATCGGCTGAATCGTCCCAGCTAAAAATAATCAGCTCGCGACGCTCGACGCCCTTCCCTCCGCCTACCGTATACTGAATCGGCACGCTCTCGATGTGGAAGCCGGCGAACACGCGCCGGATCTCCGGATGGTCGTTGAGGCTGACGATCGCGCGCCCCTTGATCGACCGCAGCCGCTCGGCCATCTTCTCGTACTCCGCGAACGGAAACGCAACGCCGTACCCTTCCGTCTCGAAGTACGGCGGATCGAGGTAAAACAGCGTGTGCGGCCGATCGTAACGATCGATGCAGGTCGCCCAATCGAGCCGCTCGATGTACGCATTCGCAAGGCGAATGTGCGCCGCCGATAGCTCCTCCTCGATGCGCAGCAAGTTCAGGCCGGGCGGCGTAGTCGTCGCCGTTCCGAACGTCTGCCCTTCCAGCTTGCCGCCAAAGCAACTTTTCTGAAGGTAGTAGAAGCGTGCCGCGCGCTGGATATCGGTGAGGGTTTCCGGGACCGTGTGCTTCAACCATTCGAACACCTGCCGGCTCGTCAGCGACCACTTGAACTGACGCACGAACTCTTCGAGATGGTGCTGAACGACGCGATAGAGGTTCACCAGCTCGCCGTTGATATCGTTGATCACCTCGACCTTGGCCGGCGGTCGCATGAAGTAAAGCGCGGCCCCGCCCGCGAACACCTCGACGTAGCAGTCGTGCTTCGGAAAGCGCGGGATGATGTGATCCGCGAGACGACGCTTGCCGCCAATCCAAGGGATGATGGGATTTGCCATTGTGAAAGCCGTTTTTAAACTTGGTGTAGAATCCGGCCCGCCTACGTAGGTAAGCAGGGCCTTGGCCGATTCACTGGCGTAGACAGTGGAAAGGCGACCGGCGCGCGTGTTACAGCACGCTCGCCGGCCGCCCTGTTTCTCGTTACTTCCGCTCGCAGCCCGGCGTCTCGGGCCGTACCGCGCACACGTAGCCCTGTAGGGCCGTCAGTTTGTCGATCTCGCGCTGATCGTCGCCGGCGACGCCGAAAACGCGTTCCGCAACCGCTGCGTCGACGTCTGCATAGGCGGCGGCACCATCGCCCACGCCGGCGGTGCCGGAAGCGCCGGGCACGCCGTCGCGATCGGCTGCCGTGCAGTGTCGGACGGCGACGCGCAGCCGCTCAGTGCCAGCGGCAAGAGCAGCCCGCAGGCTGCGACTCTCTGCTTCATGCTCGTTCCTCTCCTTCGTGGTTCGTTGGTCGACGGCGGCCACCGCCGACGCGGCTGCGTCATGCGCGGCGATCGCCCGCTGCTCGGCGTCGAGCGCGGCGTGCGAGATCGCGCCCAACGCTTCGGCGTGCCGTTGCGCGTCGAGCGCCCGCGCGGCCTGCTCGTCGGCGAGCCGATGCGCGCCGATCAGGTGCTCGACGCCCGCGCCGGCCGCCATGCCAAGCAGCGCGGCCAACAGATAGGGCGTTGCTTTCGTCATCACAGCCCCCGCTCGCAGATCGCGCGCTCTTCCGCGCGCCGCTTCACCAAACCGGGCAGCACGCGCCCCCGCGCCGTCACCCATTGCGGGCGACCGTCATCGGCCTCGTTAATCGCGCGGCACGCGCCGCGCAGGTCGCCCGCATTGAAGCGCTTCGCCGTCGTGCTGTCGCAATAGGCGTTCGTGCCGACGTTGTATGCAAAGCTAACGGCCGCCGCGAGCTGATACGGACGATCTTTCAGCCCCGGCGTGCAACGCAGCACGGGTTCGGCGTGCGCGATCAACTGCGTTTCGAGTGACGCGCGACACTCGGCCTCGCTGTACGCCTTCCCGACCACGACGTCGCGCGTGTCGCCCATGCACTTCGTCGGGATGCCGACCGGATCGAGATAGCCCACCAGCTTGACGCCCTCGAACTTCGGCACGACCACGGCCAGCACGCCTGCCGCGATCGCGCCGACGACGCCGGCGAGCGTCTTCTTCGGCACCCTAACCATGCCTGCCACCTCGACGCCCCTTGTTCTTGATCAGGTAGTAGCACTGAAGGCAGATGTAGCCGCCCGTCAGAATCGACACGAGCAGCGACGCCCACCAGTTCGCATCGTGTCCCGACGCCCACAGCCACAGCGACGACGCAACCGGCGGGGCGCTCTTCGCAGCGCTCGCCGCAATTTCGCTTTTCACAGTGATTGACTCCACAAAAAGAAAGAGCCGCTCCGGTTGCCCGTGAGCGGCTCTGCTGCATGTCCGACGTCCGCGTTACGGCTGCGGCGCCGGGACAACGAGATTGATCTTCTTTGCCTGTTTCTTGCCGTGTCCGGCCTTCGCCTTCCCCTTGTTGCCGGCGTTGAGCACGACTTCGGTCTCCCAACTGCGGCCGGCGTATTCGTGCGTCACCGACTCGACAAGGAAGTCGCCGTCCGCGTCGCGCTTGAAGCCCTTCAGCGTCACCGTCTTCTCCGCCGACACGTCGGCGCGGCCGAGCATCCGCAAGCGGCTCGTGGCCGTGTGCCGATTCAGTTTCGCGAGTCGCGCGGATGCCGCGGCTTTCGCCGCCTGCGGGCTCGCGAACGCGTGACGCTCGGTGTGCACGGCTGCCGCACCGGGCGGCGCATCCGGGTTCGGGATCACGAGATCGATCTTCTTGCCCGACTTCGCGTCATGCACCTTCGTGCGCACGGCCGCGAAGCTCGCACGATCCGGAAACAAGATCTCGTAGTCGATCAACTGATCGGGAGCGAGCGCGAGCGACGGCAGCACCTTGCCGCTCGCGCTCTTGCCGCCGCCGATCGGCGTGACGATCAGCTTGCCGGCCTTCACGGTCGCCGTCGCCCCGTACTGCCTCGCGATCCGCGTGACGAAGTGCAGGTCGCTTTCGCCGAACTGATCCGCGCGCGGCACGACAACGTCGATCGAGCACGCGGCCGCCCACTTGTTGCGACGCGCGATGTCGCCGACGACGTCGGCGAGCTTCGCGTTCGACCAACTGCCGTAACGGTGCGTCTTCGACGTCGCCCGCAGGTTCGCCGGCCGCCCTCGGATCACGATCGTCGCCGGCGGCCCACGTAATACGATCTCGTCGATCGCGTACTCGCCGAGCGCCGACAGCCCGTGCCCCGCCCAACCGAGCGAGATCTTCAGCGTCGCGCCCTTCGGCGGGAAGCGGATTACGCCGTCGCGGTCGTCGAGTTCGATCTCGCAATCGTCCGCCTCGAGGCCCGGTTTGTCGGTCGTCCGGATCCGCAGCACGCGATCCTGAATCGTGCGCGTGATGTCCGCGCCGTTCGCGATGATCTGGAATATCGCCTGCATCGCCCGCCCTCACGACCAAAGCTGAATCGGTTCATCGCGCGGCGCGTCGAGATCCGGCAACGTGATCAACACGCCCGAGCGGAACGGCTGCAGCTCGCGCGCGAGGCCCGGATTCGCTTCGTAGACGGCTTCGACGGTCCCGCTCAGCGTGCCGTACGCGGCATAGCAGAGCGTGTCGAGCACGTCGCCGTCAGATGTTCTTAAAGTCCTCGCCATAGCGGCCAAACTCCAGACTGAAGGTTTGCTTGCGCGGCGCTCCGTCCGACATGAGCGCCTCCTGTTCTTCCTCGATCGATTGCAGATACCACCGCCCGAACACGTCGCCCGTGCCGCCCGTGAGCTGCACCGGCTTCATCTTCCCGCCGATCGCGCGCAGCGTCTCCAACTGGCGCGCGCCCGCCCCGAGCGCCGGGAACACGACGCCGGACAGCACGATCGTTTCGCCGCCCTGGCTCACCGCCTGCAACGCTTCCGGCCGGTTCAGGCGCTCTTGCGACGCGACCTTGTAGCGCGTCGTGCGTCGCAGCTTGTCGAATGCGGCCGTCGACAGCCCAAAGTTGAAGCGTCGCCCTTCATCGGTCGTCAGCGTCAGCAGATGAGGGGTAGCCGACGAAGCGTCACCGCCCACTGCATCGAACACCGCGCCGAGCCCGGTCGCCTGCAACACCGATTTCACGGCCTTCGCCGTGTCGGTGCCGACCACGGCGGCGAACTGTGTCTCGACGCCCTTCAGCGCCGTCGTGACCGATTGCGCCGCCGCGTGGATCTGCGGATGGTTCGAGGCGTTCGCGATCCGCAGCACGCTGCCGACCGCGCCCGCCGTCGCCCGAAACCCGCGCGTCACCTCGCCGACCTTCGGGCTCAGATCGGTCGCGACCGACAGTGCGCTGCTCGCGCCGTTCAGCAGCTCGGCGGCCGACGTCAGATTGCCCGTCGCGAGCTTCGTCAACGTGTCGACGGTGTTTTGGCTCGCCGCGCGATTGCGCTCGTAGACGCGGCTCACGTGCCGCGCGCGCTCGGCCGCGATACTGGCCTGCGTCGCCGCCTGCGTGATGCTCTTCACGAAATCCATCGCCTCTCCTACAGGTGCGGCGCGTCGAACAGCGCCGACCGGTTGTTACTGGTCATCGATTGGGTCATCGCCCGTTGGATCTGCGGATTGATCCGCGCGAGCAGCCGGTCGGCCATCGCCTGATCGGATCCGCCCTCCAGCTTGATGTTGAAGACCGGCGCAAAGCTGTTTTGCTGCTCGACCTTGAACGCCCGACGCTCGGCGACGCCGGGCTCGACGAGCGCCTTCGCGTTCGCGACCGCGCGCGCGGCTTCCGGCGCGTCGCCGCGCTGCTGGAATGCCCAGCGCGTGAGCGCCCCGAGCAGCTTCTGGCCGGCGAAGGTGCCGATCGCCCCGCCCGCGACGCCGCCGATCGCAGCGCCAATCGGCCCGCCGAATGCGCCGATCGACGCGCCGAGCTTCGCGCCGACGACGCCGCCCGCGAGACTGCCGCCGATGCCCGCGAAGTTCTCGGCCTTCCGCGCGCGCGGATCGTCGCCGGCCGCGACCGCGTATGCGTCCTTCGCCGCGAGCCCGACCTTCAGCACCGTCCCGGCGAGCGCGATCTTTCCCGCGTACGGCAATACGCGGCCGGCAATGCCGCCCAGTGCCCGGCCGAGCCGGCCGAAGCGTCCGGCCCGGCCCGCCTTGCCGCTCGCCGCAACTGCCGCGCCCTCGATCAGATCGCCGACGGAGCCGCCGCCGATGCCGCCGCCCGGCAGGTTGACAACGAACACGCGCTGCACGCCGCTGGCCGCTGCCCCGAGCGCGTCGAGCGCCTGAGCGTCGCGCCCCGGCTTCGCCCCCTTGCCGCCCTTCCCGCTACGCTCACTGCCGCGCGTCATCCAGCCACCACGCGCGACATCGAGCACGCCGCGACCGATCGACCACGCCGCACGCGCGCCGCGATACGCGATCGCCGCGCCCGCGATGCCGATGACAGCCGCCGCCGCGCGCGGCGACGCATCGACGATGTCGCGCACCTTGCCGCCCGCTTTCTTCGCCTGCTCGCCCGCCAGATCCGTCACCGGCCTCAACGCGTCGCCGATGCTGCGCATCGCGTCGTCCCACTGATCGACGACCTCTTTCCAGATCTGCTTGGACGTCTCGCGGCGGTCCCGGAGATCCTTCTCGATCTCGCCGCTCGCTGATGCGGCGTTGCGCTTCAGATTCGAGTAGAGGTCGGCGTTCTGCAAGTACGCCGTGAGCGCCGCCTTCACCTGCATGTCGTTGAACAGATCGCCCGTCTTCATCGTCTCTTCGAACGCACGAATCTGTTTCTGACGCTTGGCCGGATCCAGCTCGGCGTTGATCGACTTCGCCGCCTCGGCCAACTGCTTCGCCTTCGCCGGATCGACCCGCTCGATGTACGCACGCGCGAGCACGAACGACGCTTCGAGCGTCGACCAGCCCTTGCCGACCGCTTCCTTCATCTTGGTTTCGTAACCGACACCGGCTTTCTTGTAGTTGCGTTCCGTCTCGCCCGAGCCGATCTTCGAGAACCAGTTCTTCAGGTTGTTTGCGGCTTCGTCGGCGTTGCCCGCCGTCTTCATCTGAACCTGAAGCATCGCGCCCAGCTGCGTCACCGAATCCTGCCCCGTGATGCCGATCTTCTTCATTTCGGCGAGCAGCACCGGGAACCAGCGGGCCATGTCGACCGACTCGAACGACCCCTCCTTGCCGAGATACGCGATCGCCTCCAGCGCCTTGAGCATCGCGGCCGGATCCTTGATGTCCGCGTTCTGCTCCAGCGCCTGAATCATCTTCGCCGTCTCGACGCTCGTCGCGCCCTGACCGATCGAGAACTTCGCCACAGCCGGCGCGAAACCGAGCGCGCGATCGACGTCCATGCCGGCCGCCACCATCTGATTCACCGCCTCGGCCAGCTCGTTGCGGTTCATCCCGTTCGCCGTCGCGTCTCGGCGAATCCGGTCGGACATCGCGCGCTCTTCTCCCGTGCGCGCGATGCCCGCCTTGATCGCGATGTCGCGGATGATCGCCTGATACTGCGCCGACACCATCGTCGGCACCGCGATCGCGGCGGTCAGCTTCATCGAGTCGCCGACCGCGCCGCGCATCGCCTCCCGGCCGCCGCTCAGGCGCTCGTGCCCCATCGCGCGCAGTTCAAGCCCGCGCGCGGTGCGGCCGAGCCGCGCATACGCGCGATCGAGCCGGTCGACCTCGATGCCGGCGTCGCGCAACGTCCGCAGATTCGAATCCAGCTTGCGCCGGATCGTCTCGGCCGCGCTGTCGCCCGCGCGATGCAGGCGGCGGAACTCATCCTGTAACTTGATCGTCTCGCCGATCTGACGCTGCCACATGCCCTTCTCGGCGGCCGTCTTGCGCAGCCCGACGATCTTCGATTGCGTGTCGGAGATCGCCTTGCCGAACGTCGCGGATACCGCCCCACCGATCACGATCCCCAACGCGATTTCGCGTGCCATCTCCGCTCCCTGTCACATCAGTCCGTCAACCACCACACCAGATCCTCAAGCGTCAGATCGTCGACCGCCTGAGGGCTCACCGCGCACTCACGCAGCAGGCGCTTCGCCATCGCCTTGACGGTCTTTTCGTGCAATCGGGCCAGAGGTTCGAAAGGAGTCGTACGCGCGCTGCATCGCCACGTAGTCGGCCATGTCCATCTGCTCCAGCTCGTCGGGCGCAACGTCGGCGAGCATCGCGAACAGCGTGATCTCGCGCAGTTCGTCGTCGTCCTGCGCGCGCTTGCTCGCGCCGCGCACGTCGCGCACCTTCGGGCGGCGCATCGTCAGCGTGTCGCGCAGCACGCCGTCGAGCGTGATCGGGTATTCGAGCTTGATCGTGATCGTGTCCATCGGGTTTCCTCGAAATATAGAAAAGGGCGCACGACGCGCCCCTTGGGTTCAAAGTTGCTTTGCCGCGCGTCACATGCCGAGATCGCGGCGCACCTGCGCGAGCTGGTCGACGCCGTCGATCACGCGCACGAAGCCGAAGACGTCGATCTCATGCATGACCGAACCCGCGATCTCCAGCTTGTAGTAGTTCAGCGACGCGGCGTATTTGATTTCAGCCTTCTCGCCCGGCTTCCACGAGCCGGAATCGACCTCGGTCAGCATGCCGCGCATATGAACGGCAACGGCTTTCGAGCCGCCCTTGATGTCGCGGAACGACCCGCGAAACGTCGCGTTGAACGCGGTGCCGTCCGCGATGCCGAAGAACTTCAGCACGTCGCGCTCCAGCGTCGACATCGCGAACGACGCTTCGAGCGCCTCCATGCCTTGGTCGGTCTTCACCGCCGCGTCCATGCCGCCCGCGCGAAAATCGTCCGTCTTGATCTTCAGCTTCGGCGGCGTCACCTCGGTCGTGCGGCCGACGAAGCCGCGACCGTCGACGTACATCGCGAGATTGAAAAGCGTTTCCGGAACCATGGTTCACCTCCTACGATTGGGTATCGAGCACTTCCGTGAGCCACTGATTCGTGACCTCGAAGCGGAAGATCGGGTTTTCTGCTGGCGGAACGTCAGTGAACCGGATGTTCCAGTACACCTTGCCCTGTTCGAGCTGGCTCGCGCTGTTCAGGCGCGGATCCGCGTAGACCTCGAAATTGATGATCGCGCCCTGTGCGCGCAGGTCGCGCATGAACGCCTGCAGCCCTTCCGTGACGTCCTTCACGTAGGTCGCCGTGATGCCGCGGTCGACCGCCCACTTGTGGCCGGCCTGCACCGCGTCCATGACGATGTCGAGCGTGCGCACGCGCGTGACGAACGACCATTTCGGATCGGCCGACAGTGTGCGGTTGCCCCACAGCCTGAAACCACCGTCGCGAATGATCGTCGTGACGAACGCGTTGTTCAGCAGGTTCGCGCGGCACGTCTCGTCGCCGTCGAGGAACTCGATCGGCCGGCTCGTGCCCGTGATCCCGACGATTTCCTTGTTCGACGGCGACGCCCAGAAGCCGATCGCGGCGTCCGTCTGGCAGAACATGCCGGCCGCGTACGCGGACGCCGGCGCATCGGCGTCGACGTTCGCGCCCGTGTCCCAGTAGCGCACGCCCGGATCGACCAGATACAGCCGTTTGCTGCCGAAGTTCTTTGCGTAGGCGATCGCGGCCTCGTCGTCAGTGTTCGGCCCGTCGACGATCGCGACCGCGCGCAACTTGTTCGCGAGCGCGTCGGCCGCCGTCGCCACCGCCTGCTTCGACGTATGGCCCGGCGCGATCAACAGGCGCGGTTGCAGGTTGAACAGCGATTTCCCATCGAGCAGCGCTTGCAGGCCAGTCCGTCTGCCGGCCGCCGAAACGCCGCCGATCACGTCGGTCGCGAGCTGCGCGGCGTCGCCCTTCTTCTCGACGCCGACCGCGACGATCGCCGCCTTGCTCTGCGCGAAGATCGCGCGCGCGGCTCGCGCGACGGCGCTGTGCTCGCCGAACGCCTGCGCCGCGTCGTGTTCGCTCGTGAGCCGCACCGGAACGTCCGGTTGCACGAGATCCGCGCCCGGCGCGTACGTATCGACGAGGCCGACCACCGACGACGACGGCACGGCGATCGTGCGCGGGCCGACGTCGACGATCGTCGTCGTGACGCCGTGATAAAACGAGGTAGCACCCATTCAGGTCTCCAGAAAAGAAAAAAGCCGCTTGGGCAAGCGACTTCGATTGCGAGTGAGTAGCGATGCCTATCGTCGCGTCGACGCGTTACGCTCGCCGGCAATCTCGGGTTGCTCGGGCCACGTCGGCTCGTGCCGGGTCAGGTCGATCCCCTTAACCGCACGCGTGTACGCGATCCATGCACGGGCCTGCTGCGCCTCACTGTCGGTTGCGTCTCCCAGCATGATCGCGGTCTGTAACGGCGTCAGGGCGACGCTCGCGCGCTCCAGCAGCCGATCACGCATCGCCGTATTGCTCACGATGATCTGTTCGATGGTCGGCGGCGGCGGATCCAGCAGCACCGGCACGCCGCTATCGTCCAGCGCCATGCGCTTGCCCCGCGACTCGCCGTCGAGCAGCATCTTCCATTGCTCGTCCGTGATCTCGGTGCACGTCACGCCCGCCGGCGCGGGGCTGTCCACGCTGTCGTAAAACGCCGTGATGAAATTCTTCGAATCATGTGCCGCGAATTTCTGAGCCACTGTCCCACTCCTGAGTCAAAATCCAATCGCGAAATAATTGCCGCCTACGCCGCCCGACATGCCAGCGTTGTTCTGGCAACTCAAGGTCGCGCCGGTCCTGAATGCGGCGTAGGTCTGCACCGTGAAATTGCCGATCGAGCCGCCGCCGATCGTGGGCGACAGCCCCAGACACGCATTCGGGAAGGCAATCGGGAACGTCACTGTGGCGTTGGGATTACCCGTGCCTGACGACATGAAGCTGCCCCACTGCAAAATCAGCCCGTTCGGGAATTTCGAGAATCCCGGTATCGCCAGCGTCGCGGCGAACAGGTTGTCCCCCTTGAGGGCAGACGAACCCATGAGAATCTGCCACACGCCCCCGTTTCGGACGACCAGCGCGGGGGCCGGCGACGTCGGGGTCGGCCCCGTGACATACGACGCTCCCACCGCGCTGCCGCTCGCGTTGTAAATCACGTCGCTGCCTTGCGTCACGATCGTGCCCGCCGCAGCAATAAAGAACGCCGCGCCCTCGGGAACGGTCGAGACCAACGGAAGCGTGACGGTCGGCGACTTGGTGCTATAGACGACCATCCCCGCCTGTCCGGCTTTCAGCGTGATCGCGCCTTCCGCATCGACCGCTCCCGAGAAACTGCCGAGCGCACGCTGCACGAATGCGGTCGTCGCGAGGCGGGCCGAGTTGTCGAACTGCGACGCGGTCGACCAGTTCGGACCGGCCATGACCGACGAGAACGGCAACTGCGCGCTACCGCCGGCTGCGATCCACTGTCCTGGCGGGACAGCGACGAGGAGCAAACTATCCCCGAGCGTCAACGTCGCGCTCGGATTCCCTCCGTTCAGGAGAATCGAATCGTTGCCGTCGCGAACGATCGTCAAAGGGGCGTCGCTGCTGTTGTTGAACAGGAACGTGCCCCCAAGCGGCATGGTCGACACGGCCGGCAAGGCGAACGTCGCCGCAGCGCCTCCCCAGAAATTGATGCAGCTTCCCGCTTGCGATGCCGTGAGCTTCTGCGACGAAATGTATGACGCGAAATTCACATTCCCGAGCGCGCGCCTGACGAACTCGGTGGTCGCCATTCTCGTACTGCTGTCGAGCGGAGCTGGCGTGGTCCCTTTCGGTGCGCCAGTGAACGTCGGGGAATCCAGCGGCGCCTTCTGAGACAATGCGTTCGTCATCGTCGTCGCGAAGTTCGGATCATTCCCGAGCGCTTTCGCAAGCTCGTTCAACGTGTCGAGCGTCGACGGAGACTGGCCGACCAGATCCGCCAACCGCTGCGAAAGATCGGTTTTCGTCGCGTATTGAGGATGCGGATCGACGGCGGACGCATGCGACTCCTGCTGTTGCTTGAGGTACTTCGTGCGATTGGCCAGTTGCTTCGCTTGCAGGTTGTCGATCCCATCCGGGCCACCTATCACCGGATCCGACGTCTCCAATTGATATACGCCGTCTTCCCATTGGGCTTGTTCTTTCAGGTTTGCCATGCTGCTACCACTCCCCGAGAATATTGGCCGTTGCGGACGGCCGTGCCGTTATGGCGGATCGCAATCGCCGAATAGTCGAGCTTCACCAGTTGACTGCGCGCGGGCGCGTAGCGCTCGATCGCGCGCATCAGCGCCTGCCCTTGACCGCGCGTGATCGGCTGCTTCAGCGTCACGATGTACTCGGCCCACGCGCTTGCGCGGCCATGAACGTAGTTGCCGTCCCGCCGCGCTGTGCCGTCGCGACGCTTCGCGATCCGTCCTTCCTGAATCTCGATTTCGCCGAAGCCGAGCCGCCGAACGATTTCGCGGACGGCCCACGGCGTGCCCTTCCTGCGATGCAACGCCAACGAGCCTTTGATCAGCGCACGCCGCGCGTCGTCCGACTCGGCCAACTCCCACCCGTCGACGGCGACCGACCATGCGAGCCACGGCAGGAATGCGGCCGGACATCGATCGACGTCCATCAGCGTGCGCAGGATCTCCGGATCGACGCTCGGCCGCAGCACGCGAGCGAGCGCGGCTTCGAGCGGCGTCTGATTCGACGGCAATAGACGTTCACTCATCGAGCACCTTCAGATTCAGGACGACGGACGTGCAATCGGCGAACTCCTGCCCGTTGCACGTGACGTCACCCAGCGGAGCTTTCAGATCGACGCGCGCGACGCTGCTGCCGCGCGGATGAAGCGCGCCCGCGATCGCCGATCGCGCCATCCCGAGCTTGAGCCGGCGTGCCGCGTCGATCGCGGCGTCGAGATCGCGCCGTCGCTCGGCCAGCACGACGGCGGGGTCCGGGCCGCGTCCCACGTAGACGTCCGCCTCGATCACGTATGCAACCGGCCGGGCCGGCACGACAAGCACCGTGTCGGTCAACGGCCGCACGTCTTCGGCGGACAACGCCGCGCGCACCTTCGCGAGCAGCGCGTCATTCGCGATACCCCCATTCGACTGCGACATGATCGTCACGCGAACCGTGCCCGGCTCCGGACGATCGACTTGCACGTCGAGCACCTCGGGCGACACGTCGAGCGCGTGCTTGCGATAGGCGTCGATCGGCCCCGCGTCGGTCGACGTCTCGATCGCCAGTTGCGTGCGCAATCGGAATCGCTCGTCTCGCTCGTAGATCGGCGAGCGCGGCGGCGTCGCATCCGGATCGCCGGGATCGACGAGCGCCTTCTCGACGCCCATCAGTGCGGCAACGTGTTCGAGATCCGCGCCGGTCGCGTACGCGAGCATGGTCGCCCGCGCGGCATCGTTGAGGCGTGCGCGCGATCGGATCTCGTCGTATGCGGCCAGCTCGATCAGCTTGACGACCGGATCGGATTCGAGCGCGGCGCTCCAGTCCGGATAGATGCGCTTGAAGTACGCGAGCTTCATCTGATACGCCGCTTCGAAGTCAAGCGTCTCGACCAGATCGGGCGGATCGAGCAGCGACAGATCGATCATCGTCATACCGTCACCTCGAAGATCTCCGCCTTGCCGTCGACATGGCCACGAATCTCGAACGTCACGCGCCCGTCGACGACCGCAAGCGCGGCGACACGATCGAGCTTGATACGCGGCTCCCATCGCCCGATCGCGCGCGCGGCTTCCGCCTGCGCCGACGAGATCCAGCCGCGCGTGATCGGCAGGTCGACCATCGCCGGGATGTCCGAGCCGTACTCGGGCCGCTCGCGGCGCGTGCCCCGGCGCGTGCCGAGGATGTCGCCGATGCTTTGCTTCAGGTGCGCGAGACCGCGCAGCGGTGCGCCGGTCCATCGATCCATGCCGACCATCTCATCGATGTCGCTCATGCGTGGCCCTCAAGCCGTTTGAAGTCCGGATGCGCGTCGAGATACTCGATATGCGACGCGACGCTCGCGAGCACCTCGCCCTTGATGACGCGCAGCACCGAACCGTCCGGGAACACGACGACGCGTGTCCGAAAGCGCGTATCGACGAACGTGGCGCGCGGCTGGACGAGCGGCGCACTCGTGTGCGATGGTTCTTTTGCCATGTGCTGACTCCAAAAATGCGAAACCCCGCGATTGCGGGGCAAAGTGACTTGGAATACCGACCGGCTACAGCGGCGGCGACACGGGCGCTCCGTCGCCCTGCTCCCTGTGGCTGTGGCCGAGGAACGACTTGCCGCCGATCTCGACATCGCCCGTGTAGCGAGCACCGCCGTCGACTTCCACCGCCGGCCCGCCGTCCGCGCCTGCCCGGCCCTGCATGCCGCCGTTGAACGTCAGGCGCTGCCCGGTCGTCGTGTTGCCCGTGAACGTCGAATCCGGAACGTCGCCGAGTAGTTTCTCGGTGCGCAACGTCACGCCGTCCGCGCGTAGCTCCAGTTCCGTCTCGCCGATGCGGAAAACGATCCGCCCGCCTGCGGGCACATCGACCCGGTACTCGTGCGACGCGTGGTCGTAGACCTGCGACGCCCCATCCGGAAAATCAAACGCCGTTTCGTTCGGGCTGCGCCGTGCTGCCCCGCCGTGCTGCTCGGCGTAGTAGCCCGGCACCGCGTACGCGCTCGACAGCTCGCCCGACGCGGACAGGACGGATGCCTGCTCGCCTTCGGACGGCGGCCGCCAGAAGCGCACCGCGCCCGCCGCGACCGTGAACCACGGCAACCAGTCACTGACCCAATCGCCGACCCGCACGCGGCATCGCGGCGGGTCGTACGACACCGCGTCGACCGTGCCTTGCTGCACGAGACACGCGAGCCGCCGGTCGATCTCGCCGATTTCATACTCGAGCATCGTCACTCCGGATAGTCGGCCGGCGCGTCCTGCGCCGGATCCCAATAGCTGCTTTCGTTGCCCGGCCCCGTCGACGGATCGACGCCCCATACGAGCGTGCTGCCGTCCGGGATCGCTTCCGGCTCGCCGCCGATGCCGAATTCGTGCGTCCATTCGACAAGCCACACGAGGTACGTGTCGAGCTGCGGGCGGAACGGGTCTTCGCCAACCTGAACCACCCTGCCGGGCGCGATCGGCAGGCCCCACGTCTGCATGTGAACCGCGAGCGCGAGACGCGCGGCGATTTCGCGCACGTGCAGCTCGTGTTCCGCGCCGTATGGATCGACGATGATGCGCGCCTGCATGCGCGCGATCAGCGAAATGCAGCCGGTCCCGTCGTCGTGTCCGGGTTCCATTTCGGACAGCTCGACGGCGATCAGCGGCGTCCGGATCTGCGCACCGATCTTCGGATACGCTTCGATCCGCTCGAAGGTCGGCAGCGCTTCTCGCAGGCCCTTCACGATCGCGTCGTGCAGCAATTTGAGGTTATCGAGCACGTCCCATTACCTTTTGTAGTTCGTAGTTCACTTCCTGCCTCAGGATCGTCAAGAGCCGTTCCTCGCAAGCCTTCGCCGCGCGGCGAAACGCCGGCTCGCCCGTCTCGTGCCAATTGACCGTCACGACGCGGTACGGCAGCCGTGCCCTCCCGACGCGCTCGAAGATCGGCCCGTCCGGTTGCCGTTTCGACTGCCGCCATGCGCCCTCGAACGACGTGCGGCCGGCGCGCATGCCTTTGCGCGTCTTCGCCACCGAGCCGAGGCGGTGCGCCTCGATCGGGTTCAGGCCGAGCCACACCTTGCCGGTATCGGCCGACCGCAGGAAGAAATACAGCCGGCGGCGGATCGTCTTCTGCGGAATGCGCGTCGCCGCGCTGACTTCCTTCGCCGTCTGGCTCTTGATCCATGCGGCCGTCTTGCGCAGCGTGCGCCGCCATGCGGCCTGCATCGCGGACGGCGACAGGCCCTGCAAGACGGCCGTGACCGCGCCGACGTCGATTTCGACTTTCAGTCGGTTCATGTCATTGCAGTGTCAGGATCGTCCAGCCCGTGCCGTCCGGCTGCGCCTCGATGACGCGATAGCGCCCGCTGCGCGCAGTCACGACGCTGCCCGGCTGGATGCCGGCGGCGTCCGCGTCGATCACGTGCAACATCGGCGCGACGAGGTTCGTGCGTTGCGAGCCGAGATCGGGACCGAGCCACGGCGCGTTGAACATGCCGCGCACGGGCCGGCCGTCGACGAATACATCGTCGTCGCCCAGATCCCGCAGCACGGCCGCGTCGACGTCCATCATCAGATCGTGGAACGCCATGCGTCACGCCTTCAGACGAATGCACGCGCGCGGGCGCGTACACAGATGGATCGGGTTCGACTGCGCCTCGATCTCGACGCCCTTGTTGAACGGCATGACTTCCTGCCGTGCGTAGTACGGCAGCCCGATCGTGTTCACCGCATCGACGTAATCGCCGGGCGCGAAGCGCGAGATGAACAGATCCGGCACGCCTTCGGGCACCGCATACGCCTCGTCGTCGCCGACGAATGGGATGCCGCCGATCTTGCCCCGGTAACGCTCGAACACGATGCCGTCGATTTCGATCGCGCCGCGCGGATCGCCGCGCAGAGCCGCCGCCGCCGCCGTGTTGAGGAACGTCTCTTTCACGGTCGGCAGCGTCAGCAGCTTGCGCCAAAAGTTACGCCCGCAGAACGCACGCACGCTCGAAAGCGGCACGTTGCCGAGCGCATCCTCGATCGCTTCGAGCGTGTCCTCGTTCTTGATCCGGATCTCGGTCTTCGCATTCGACAGTTCGTATTCGATCACCTGCTGCTCGATGCCGAAGCGGTCGAGCAGGTTCGCGACGACGTGCTTGCCGTCCGCGTCGAGGATCACGCCGCGCACCGCGCCGAGGCGGTGATACTCGTGCGTCGCTTCGAGTTGGCGGCGCATCTTCGCGAGCCGCTTGTCGACGTAGCGCTGCACCGTCTCCAGCTCCGAATCGTCGCCGAACGCGCGCAGGTTCTGGATCTCGTCCGCCTTGATGACCGCGCGCTGCGGCAGGTGGACCGTGTTGAACGGAATCAGGCTCGGCTTGCTGCCCAGCACGTTCGGCGCGGGCTGGCCGCGCACGCCGGACTGCACGAGCGCGAGCGTGTCGCCGTCGCGCTCGATCTGCACCGTCGTCGTCGTGATGCCTTCCTCGTCGAACAGGCCCGCCTCGCCGAGCCGGCCCGGCACGTGCGGCTGCTCGTTGATGGCGGCGGTCATGGACGACAGCGAAAATGCGTCGTCGTTGAAGATAGCGATGTCTGCCATATGCACTCCAGAATAGAAAAAAGCCGCGCGTCGGCGCGGCTTCGAAATCAGGGAATTCGCTGCGATCAGCGGATGACGATGTGGTACGAGGCCAGATCGTCGCGCGCGGGCGCGTCGAGCCCCGCGAGCAGGCGTGCGTCGACTTCGGCGAGCCGCTTGATCGCAACCGCCGGGCGCGGCTTGTCGGACGCCGGCAACGGCGCGTAGAGGATGCCGACGGCGACCTCCGCGCCGGTCGTCGCGGCGTTGTCGTACGGCGCGTATTCGCCGGATCCGATCACGCCGAGCACGCACCCCGCCGGCAACGCCGGGCCGGCCGCAACGAGAATCGCATCGCGCGAGATCTGGCCCGGCCCCTCCGAAATCAGGAATTCGGCGGGCAACGCGCCCATGGTTTGGATGTTGGACATTCAGCGCTCCTTTCAGCGATGAAAAGTTACTTGGCCACGCGGCGAGCCGCGTAGATGTCGGACGTGCGCAACGTGCGGCCGCGTGCCTGCGGTTGCGTCTGCTGCTGCGCCGGATCGGGCCGGCTGTTGATACGGGCGCTCGATGCCGTGAGGCGCTCGAACAACCGCGCGCGCACCTGATCCGGCGTCAGGCCGTCCGCGACGTACTGCGCGGTCAGATCCGTCTGGTTCGCCGCGAGGCAGATCCCGGCGATGTCGGTCGCGTTGCGGATCGCGCGATCAACCGTCTCGCGATCGCGCAGACCGGTCGCCGCGATCACGCCTTCGGCGCATGCGACGAGATTCGCGTCACGCAGTGCGTTGAACACGTGCGAGGCGAGCGCCGCGACGTCTGGCGGTTGCGGCGTTGGATCGGTCGGCGGGTTCTCGGGCGGAACGATCGGTTCCGCGTCCGGCTCGCCGGCGGCATCGAGCAGCGCCACAACCTGCTCGGGCACGGCCGAGAAACGCGCGAGAAGCGGCGCAGCACCGGCCGATGCCGCCAGCTTGACCGGGGCCTCGATCACGTCGCAGAAACCCTTTTCCTTCGCCTGCGCGGCCGTCAGCCACGTCTCCGCGTCCATCATCGCCCGCACGTCATCCTCGGACAGACCGCTGCGCTGCGCGTATGCCGCCAGAATGCCGGCGCTCGCGTTGTCGAGCAGCTCGGCGACCCGGCGCAGATCCTTCGATTCGCCGGCCGCGACCGTGTGCGGATGGTGGATCATCAGCAACGCGTTCTCGGGCATCTCGATCTCGTCGCACGCCATCAGCACCAGCGACGCGGCGGACGCCGCGATGCCGTCGACGCGCCCCTTCACCTTGCCGGCATACCGCCGCAGCGCGTTATAGATCGCGAACGCGTCGAACACGTCGCCGCCCATCGAATTGATTGCGACCGTGATCGACGATGCGTCGGTCGCGATGGCGTCGAGCTGCGACACGAAGTTCTGCGCGTCGGTGCCCCAAAACCCGATGTCGCTATAGATCCGGATCTCGGCGACCTTGCCGCCGCCCGCCTGCGCCTGCGCGCGGATATCCCACCACTTGCGGTTTCGTTTCATTCCCCATCCTCCTTCAAAACACTGCCGTTGCCGTCATCCATCGCGAGCTGCGTGTCGTATCGCAGGCCGAGCCGCTGCTCGCGCGCGAGATCCGCCGCGTTTTCCGCGTCGACCTGCTCCGGGTCATCGCCGCGCGCGAGCACCGCACCCGCACGGCTCGCAAGGCCCGCGCGGATCTCCATGCGCTTCGCGGTGACGTCCTGCACCGGATGGATGTACGGCCAGCCCTGCGGCACCCATCGCACGCGCAGATAGTCGCGACGCCGGCGGAAGTAATCGGGCATCGGCATCGCGCCCGACAGCGCGCACGCGTCGACCCACCAGCGCCACACCTTGCGGCAGAACTGGTGGATGAACACGTTCCATTGAAGCTGTTCGATCGTGCGGCGAAACTCGTTGAGGATCACGCGCAGCACACGGTCGCTGACGTCACGCAGATCGCCCGTGAGCACCTCGTAAGGCATGCCGACCGATGCGGCCGCCGCCATCAGTTGCTGCCGCATGAACGACGCATAATCGTTGCCCGCGCCCGGCGGCTCCGAGAACTTCACTTCCTCGCCGGGCGCAAGCTCCTGCATGCCGCCCGGTTCGAGCGACACGACCGGAGAGAAGCCGTCGACGTCGTATTGCAGCGACGCACCGGAAATGGGATCGCCAAGCGGGCCGAGTTCGGCATTCGGCTTCACGATGAAACCAGTAAACAGGTTGCTGACCTCTTGCCGGAACAACACCGCATCATCGAAGTTGTCGAGCGAATGCAGCCGCAACAGCACCGTCGACAATTCGGGCACGCCGCGCACCTGCCCCGGCCGCAGCGCGAGGAACACATGCGCGATCTCGTCGGCCGGCACGCGCACCGTCCGCGTGCTGTCGCCGGCCTGCCGCCCGTACTCGCCGGGATGCCGAGTCAACAGGTGATAGGCGACGCGCCGGCCGTCGTCGTCAAACTCGACGCCGTTGACGATCTCACCGTGCGGCAGGCGCTCGTTCTTCGTGACGGGCAGATGGTCCCCTTCGAGCAACTCCACCTGCATCGGCACGGCCAACCCGTCGCGCGGACTGCGCAACCGGCGTCGCACCAATACCTCGCCGTCGCTGAAGAACGTACGTGCGGCCAGCGTTTGCAAGCCCGCCATATCGCACGCCGCATTCACGTCGATTTCCTCGCCGCTGTCGTCCCAAAGCTGCTTTTGCGCTTTCCGGATCACGTCGTCGGGATGCTGCGGATGCGCCTTGATGCCTGTACCGATCGTGTTCGACACGAGCCGAATGATCGCGGCCTTCGCCCATGTGTTGTTTCGAATCGCATCGCGCGCCCGATGCCGCATGAGCGGCAGATTCTGAACGGCCGCGGCGTTCGGCCCCGCGCCTGACGCTTTCCACGAACGCGCGCGAGCACCGCCCGAGCCTGCCGATTCGTAAGCCGCTGCCTTCAGGCGCGTCGGCACCACGAACCCGCGTTGGGCGAGCATCGGATAGGCGCGACTCATCGAACCCCCTTGCCGGCATGCCGAAGTCGAACGATGCGCGAGCGCCCGCTCGCGCCATCGAGCGCGCGAATGATCTCGGTTTGCGCCTCGCGCAGCTCGAAGATCGAGCGATACTTCACGCGGCGATCCGCATACTGCACTTCGAGCTCGCCCTTCGCGATCGCGGACTGGATGCGATCGAGATCCTGCCTTGTGTAAGCCATCGGCTCTCTCCTAGCGGCGACGCGTCAGATAGCCGGAACGGCCGACGCGACGCCCCTGAATGCGCGAAACCCCGCTCGGCGGCGGGGTTTCGATGGGTTGTGCGGGTTGCTGCGGTGGCGGTGCGGTGTCCGTACCGTGATCGTCCGGCGGATCCGGCAGCGCCTCGACCGGCAGCGCCGACGGCAACGCGTCGAGCACCGGCACCGCCTCGAACAGCGACACCTGCGACAGGCGCTGCTGCTCGACCTGCCAGTGCGCCTCCGTCATCAGGTGCGTCTTGACGCTGCGCGCCGCGTGCAGCGCATACGCCTCGCAGTCGAGCGCCTCGTTTCGCGCACCGGCCTTCTTCTGCCAGACACGCTTGGTGCCGAGGCGGGCGGGCACTTTGACCTCGGCCGTCAGCTGCGACAGATAATCGGACCGAACATCGCGATACCAATGCATGCGCCCCGGTCCGTCGCCGTCCAGCTTGAGCCGGTTGTCGAGAATCAGGTCCTTCGCCTTGCTGACGCCGACCATGAACGGCCGCAGCCCATACTTCGCGGCCTTGCTGTTGTTCCGCGTCGAGTCCACGGACGCGCGCGGCGTGCTGAAGATTTCGGCGTTGGCGTCCGTGCTGCCCTTGATCGCCATCACGTTCAGGCCCTGCCGCTGCGCCGCGCGCACGTACTTGTAGACCGCATCGGACGTCGAGCCGTCCGACGAGTCGATCGACATCGCCCGGACCCGCAGCAGCCCGCCCGACTCGTGGCGGTAGGCATGCGTGAGCAGCGTCGTAAGCGCGCCCCATACGCCGCCCGTCAACGGGTCTTCGCGTTGATCGAGCACGTTGCCGAAGATCTCGTCCCACACGACCAGCCAGCTTTCCTCGCCCCGTCCCCACGCGCGCAGCACGATCGCGAGGCGATCATGCTGCACGTCGACGCCGAGCGTCAGGAGCAAGCCGCCCGCCGGCACCACGAACGCCGGATACGGCAAGGCGCGCTCGGCGAGCGCGTCGATCTCGGGCAGATCGGTTTTGTACTTGTACGGCCGGCCCTTCGAGTTGTTCACGAACGAGCGCATTTTCGTGTCGTCGCCCGCGCGAAGGGCTTTTTCCGCCGTCAGCCACTTCTTCACCAGCTCGGCCATGCGTGAGCCGGGGAACGGCGATACCAGCTCGTTGAGCCGGAATCCGGCCACGCCGTGAAACGGGGCCGTCGCAACCCACCGCCCCCGGCGCACCGCGCGAATCCGCATCGAGTCGTCCCACAACGAGCCGCAGTGCGGGCACGTGTACCGCGCCGACTCGGGGCGGGCGCGACCGTACACCTCGTGCGCGATCTCCGCGTCGTCGGTCCACGTGACGTTTTCCCATACCAGCTCGTGTTCCTCGCCGCAGTCCGGGCACGGCACCAGATAGACGCGCTGATCCGATGCCTCGTAGGCCTGCTGGATGCGCGAGAAGCCGTCGACGGTGGGCGTGCCGCCGAAAATCACTTTGCGGCGGCTGTCCGAGTAGCTCTTGTTACGCTCTTCGAGCAGCGTGATCGAATCGCCCTGTTCGCGCACGTTCTGGTTCGCATCGTCCGGCTCCTCGACCGCGACGACGGGCGCGGGCGTCGACTTCACATCGTCCGGCGCGTTCGACGTGATGAACTTGAGGAACCCGCGCGAGAACGTCTTGTGGTCCCACAGGTTGTTCTTGTCGCGGCTCGCATGCACGGGCAGCTTCGCCGACAGGCGCGGCGTCACCTCGACCATCGGCTCGAACTTCTCCATGTTGAACTTCTTCGCCGACTTCTCCTTCGCGAACATGACGATCATCGGGCACGGGTCGACGTCAATCCGCCGGCCGATGTAGTTCAACAGCACCCCATCCGTCCACGCGACCTGCGCCGACTTCATGCACACGACTTTCTGCACGGTCGGATCGTCGAGCGCCGCATGCATGCCGAACACCCACGGCGTGATGTTCGGGTTATAGCGGCCTGGGCTCGCCGTCGCCTTCGCGCTCATCCGGCGATGCTTGCGCGCCCAGTCCGTCGTCCCGATCTTCTCCGGCGGACGCAGCAGTTGCGCGATCCGCCGGATCACCGCCCGAACCGTCTGACTCGTATCCAGAAAGCTGTTCAAGACACCCATACATATGCTCGTTCAACCATTCGAGGTCAATTTCAACGTCATACAGCGCGCGCAGTTCCTGCACCAGCTTGTCGGATAGCGCGAGCAATTCCGTCTGAAAGGCACCGACCATCTGGCCATATGCCTGCTCAAGCTGCGCTGCGTTGACCAACTGCCCTTTCTTCTCGGCCAGCGTCAGCAATTTGATTTCGCGATCGACACGTTCGGTCATCGCGCGTTCGGCCACGAGGTCGATGCCGGTTTCGCTCGCGCGGCCGGCAGCCATTTCGCGCAGGTGCCGGACGTAGGCAATCCGGATCTGGTCGATCGTGGCCGAGCGATAGTCGAGCCCGACCTTGTCGACGAACCGCGAAACGGCCGACTGATCGAGATCGAGATGCTCGGCGATTTGTTGTTGGGTTGGCATGAATATGACCCCCCTAGGTCATTCAACAGTAGAGAAAAAGCGCGGGTGCGCACCCCCGCGTGCGCCCGCACCATAGGGTCCCCTGCCTAACTTCTAGGCAGCGTCGACCCCGACCGCGAGCACCGCGACCGCGCGATCGCCCGCTCGGTCCATCGCCCACACGATGCGGTCCATCGCATCGTCGAATACGAAACCGCGCGCGGTCACGCGCCCCGTGCTTCGATCCTCATCCCACGCGGACCAGACTTCACCCGGCCCGCCATTGGCCGACTCGCTTCGCATTTCAGCGCCCCAATGCAAAAAGCCCCGAGGGCTTTCGCACTCAGGGCTTTGGAATTCATTTCGTAGGGACGAACGCCCCCACACGACCTAACGGGCTCCTCGTATCGTTGTTTTGTCCCGAGAGGTTTGCACGACTAACGCGCGGTGCCAGCGAATATCCAGTGACGCGGTAAAGGATGTGCGAAGTTTACGCGATCCGCTCTTGGAATGGAAGACGTTTCATTCTCGCAATTGGCAGCGCAGCGTGTCATTCACAGAGCCATTGATCGCATCGAGCAGCGCAAGCATGTCGTGAAAGCGCCACGACCAATTGCGCCGATACTCCTTGAGCGTCACACCAAGGGCCTGCGCTCGCGCCGCTTCTTCGATCGGCCGCTTACCGGCCCCGCCACAATCAGGGCAAATCTGCCGCCCGTGAATAGTTGCGGGCGCAGCGATCTGCACGCGCCCCACACCGCTGCAAACGTCACATCCTTCGTACTCCCTAAATACCAGCGGTCCATTGCGGCCGTGAAAGAACGGAATCCGCTCCTCCGCGACACATACCTTCCCGTGCCCTGCACAGACGAGGCACCGTATCGTCGCCTTCGGTTGTTCGGTTGAGCGCCGAACAACGCCACGGCCCTCGCACGTCCCACATTGGTCGTTGACCCACTCGTCGAGCAGCCGCAGCGCGAATCGTTCGATCACATCCACTTGCGCACGCTCGACCGCATGACCGGCGCGTTGTTCGCGGCGCTCATCGCGCTTCAACCCGGAAAACTTTCCGCGCTTGAATCGCCCCGACGTTCGCATCATCTGCGCCAACAGCAGCATCGCGCGTCGAATCATTTCGGGCTTCGCCTGCTGCGCGACCTTGATCCGAACCAGCAACCGACCGAGATCGTTCGCAAAGGCGAGCGCGCCCAAAGTAACTTTCGGATCGGCAATCGGGTCGGTGAACTGACCACGCACGCTCATCGCGACGCCCGCCCGCTCCATCAGATCCATCATCGCTTTCTCCTTAACGTCCTAACGTCCCAATGTCCCAAGGGAAAAGGCTTGCAGGGGCGCGCGCGCCCGCGACATGCGCCGCTCACGTCGCGCATGTCGCGCGCCCGCACCCGCACACGAAGCCGTGCTTTGGGACGCTGGGACACGGGACGTCCACGGCGCGCCAAAGCGGGCAACGCGGCGCGCCGCGAACAGCATCGCGGCGCGCCGAACGCGATCAAAGCGGGCTGTCGTCATCGCCTGCCGCGACCGCTTCGAGCGCCGCTTCCGGCTCCTGCTCCTCGCGCACGTAGTACCAGCCACGCGAGCCCGTCGACTCACGCTTGCGCACCCATCCGAGGGATTTCAGCGCCTTGCCGATACGGCGCTGTTCCGCGAGCGTCCATTTCGACGTGTCGAGCTTCAGGATGTCCGCGAGGATCGATTCCATCGTCGTGTGCGACACGTATTCCAGCGCCTTCGCGATCTTGTCTTCGTACACGTCGCCTTCGTACCGCTCGGCCTGCTCGACCTCGAACAGCGGGCGCTCCTGCTCTGTCACGTGCCACACGACGCCCGCGCGGTACAGGAGGACGGCCTCGGCCCACAACTGATCACGCACGCGCGCGATGCCGTCGATATCGACCAAGCCGCCCACGCGCAACGGCCAGTAGCGCCGGTTGCCCGACTCGTCCTTGAGGTACGTATCGAAGTTGACGGAGCCCGCGAAAACGCACTGACGCGGCACGTCGGTCGCGCGCTTGCCGTAGAAGTTCCGGAACCGGTCGACGGCCGTCGCGAAGAAGCTCTTGACCGCCGACGAGTCCGCTTTGTTCAACGAATCCAGCTCGGCCAGCTCGATCACCCACTTGCCCGCCATCACCGCATAGGTGTCCTTGTTGCCGATCTGGATCGGCGTATCGGTGAACCATTGGCCGCCCGCCAACACCTTCAGCGCCGTCGACTTACGCGCGCCCTGCTTGCCTTCGAGGATCAGCACGTTATCGACCTTGCAGCCCGGCTGCATCACGCGCGCGACGGCCGCGATCATCCATTTCATGAAGGCCAACTGCACATACTCGCTGTCGGCCACGCGCAGATACGTCGACGGCATCGAGCGCACGCGCGGCACGCCATCCCATTCCAGCCCCTCCAGGTACTCACGCACGTCGTGAAAGTGCGTCGCGTCCGCGACTAGCAGCACCGCGTTCATCACGATATCGGTGCGCACCGAAATGCCGTACCGCTGCGACAACCAGAGCACGCAGCGCTGATCGTCCATGTCCGTCCATTCGCCGATGGTGCCCTGCGGGAACGGCGGGGCCTTGCGCTTCATCACGCGACCGCCGAAATCGTCCTGCTCGATCACACCCCGCCACGCCTTGTGATTCGAGAGGATCAGGTGGACATTGCCGAGCGTCGGCAACAGCGTGCCCTTGTCCGACCGCGCGAGGTCCTGCTCCCATGTGTGCGCGCCGTTCTCAGCTTCGCGTCCGTCCCATTCCGCCGGTCCTGCGGCAGCGGACGTCGCGGCCGGCGCCGACCGCTCGGCGTCGACGGCAGCCGGGCGAACGTCTTCGTTTGCTGGCGCGAGGATCGACAGGATCGCCGCCTGCACCTGCCGCGTGACGGCCTCCAACCCTTCCTCGACGTGCAAATCGTTGAAGTCGGTGAGCTTGCGCTCGCCGCGATCGGTGAACGTCGGATAGACGACGCTGACGCCGTCGACCTCGGCAGCCGCTTCGTATGCCCGTTTCAGGCCGGCGTTCTCGAAGCGCTTGCGCCGCTGCGGCAGGACGTCGTTACCGTACGTCACCTCGACGTAGGCCACGCCGTTGTCGTCGACGCGGCGGTGCGCGGCGACCATGTACCACGTCTTCTTCGCCTCGATCCGGATCGGCGCGGCATCGAACGGCAGCTCGCCCCGGAAGTCGAATTCCTCCGCGAGCCAGTCGCGCATCCGCTGCTCGATCTTCCAGTCGTCGTCCGCGCAGATCAGCACGTGCGCGTTCGGATGCGCGTCGCGCAGATGGCGGGCAGTCGACAGGATCCCGCCCGCATCGAAACAGACGCAAAGCGCGAACGCCTCGGCCGTCGCCATGCGCACCGAGCGGCCGGTCGCATAGCCTTCGGCGATCATTACGAGCTGGTCGTCCGCCTTCACCTCGCCGAGCCGGCAGGCCGCGCCCTTCTTCTCCATGCCCTTGTTGAAGCGTTTCGCGCCTTCCGGCGTGATCTTTTGAAGCCCCACAAGCCGCGCTTCATCGTCATACTGATACATCGGCACGAAGATCGTGCCGTCCGAGTCGAACCGCACGCCTTCGGCCGTCACCTGCTTGCGTTCCAGATAGGCCGACGCGCCTTGTTCGCTCGCGCGCGCCCATTGGTCGCACGCGCGGTTCGCGGCCATGCGCGCCGCACGCGCCGCGCGTTCCGCTTCCGCCTGCTCGGCGGCCTCTTGGCGGCGACGCGTCTCCGCGAGCGCTTCCTCGCTCAGCGGCGCACCGTTCCACTGGAATCGCTCCGTGCCCGGATCGTCGCCGGAGAAGTGACCGAACGTGCCTGTATAGCCGATCACCGCGCCCTTGCTGACGACCTCGCGCAACTGATACCAGTACTTCTTGCGCGGGCCGTAGCGATGATGCTTGCCGTCCGCGACCGGATGGCCGGACGGCAGTTCCGGATGATCGGCGTTACGGAGCTGCTGGATGATTTGATCGAGCGTCGACATAGGGATATTCACCTCTTGAAAGCAATCCCTCGCGCGCGCGAATCCGAACGCACGGCGAGGGGAAAGAAATGGGAAAAAACAGATGCGATGCAGCGAACGCAAAGCAACTTGGCTCGCGTCGCTACAGCGTCTTGAGCAGCGCTTGCAACTGGCGAAGCTTGTCCGCCTCGCGGCCGTTCGCCGCCTGCTGTTCCTCGATCACGAGCGCGGCGGTTTCGATCTCGACGGCGATCTCGCGTATCGATTCCACGGTCGCGGTCAGGCGGTTTGCGATGCCCGACAGCAAATCGATCGGCGATGCGCTGCTGTCGCGCCTGTTCAGCGATTCGCTTACGGGCGCACGAACTTCCGGCTCCGCGTCGTCGACCGCATCGGCCTCGACGCCACACGTCGCGAGCCGGACGCGTCGAAATTCGCCGCGCGTGACCTCGCGAACGAGCCCGGCATCCTTCAACCGCGCGAGGCAGTTGTCCGCCGTTCGTGAATCGATTTGCGCCTTGGTCGTGGCTTTCACCTGCGCCACGATCTGCTTGGTCGTCCACGATTCTTGAATCGGCACGAACTCGAAAACCTTCTGCGCGACAGACGGCATGCCGCGCAGAATGGATTGCTGACGGCCGGGGTTCATGCCCGCCCTCGCCGCTTTGAGCCCATCGAAATACCCTTTTGCATAAACTCTCCTGTATGCGTTGTGATCCTTTTCCACCGCTGACCCCCGTCCATCACCGCGCGTCCGATACGTACATGCCGGCCAGCTCGGCCATGCGACGATCGTGCGCCAACTGGTGCGAGTAGTTCCGCCAACGCGCCCGTCCAGCGATGTAGAGCTGTTGCCCGGACGGCGAGAGCCGGTAGCGGGATGCTCGGCGACGCAAGCCGCCGCTCGTGCTGTTCGTATTCACTTCGAGTCTCCAGTGCTAACTGACGGAGCGAACCTCATCTGCTTTGCAAAGTCGCTTTTCTGGTCAGCCTCGATAGGCACAGCAGCGACGGCGAAGCGCCTCGCGCCCCAAAGCCTTGATGCGGATAAGAAGTGCCTCGACGGCCTCGACGATCTCGGAACGCGGGTGCCGGTCTACAAGCCCGATCACCGCGACCCGAGCTTCGCTACCGCTCATCGTTCCGCGAAAACACGCGTCGCAGATTTCGACAAGCGTAAGATCGGCGCGAGGGCCTGCATGCCGAGTGGAAATGACAACGGCCGACGCGAGCTCGCACCTCGGACATTCCATCCGCAGCGCCTCCAAGCCCCAGATGCAGATTCGGGTGAATAGCGCGGACAGAATCTCAATCGCGGTATCGCGATCAGCCATTTCAAGTAGGCGGCTCGCGGCGCGCACTTCGGCGTCGCCGTACCAGCTCTTCCAGTATCCTTCTGCCCGATACGCAAACCCTTGTTTCAAACCTTCGCTGGAGCCCTTCATCATGTCCTCGAATATTGAGAAATTTGATCTACTCGTTGCAGAACTGCTTGCGACCCTGTACGAGCGTTTCCCTGTGGCAACAGGAATCACGGCGAGCGACCACGGCATCAATGCGGAAAACATGTTTCGCAGCGACGGCACCATCGACCAAGACATCGCGGCCGCCCTCGAATTCTTCTGCAATACCGTTCGATGGCTGAAACGGGCCGGATACATCGATTACGACAGGGAGCTCGATTCGGGGACTTTCAGCGAATTGGTGCTGACCGCAAAAGCGCTTGAAATTCTCAAGGCCACTCCGTCGTCCCTTACAGGCAAGCAAACGCTTGGCTCGTATCTTGTCGATAGCGCGAGGAACGGCGCGACCGAAGCGCTGAAGCAAGGCGTCACTACCGCCTTGTCGGCGGGCGTATCGCTCGCGTGGGCTGCCGTTAAGACGCAAATTGGCCATTCCTGATCTCCTGTCACTTGCCACGCAGGCGTCGCCACTCGGTCGACATTGATTCGTCGAAGATCGCAAGATCCTCCGCACTGAGACGGCCCGCGATTTGATTGCGGAACGCGTGGCGCTCAGTCTTCGTCGGCAGTGCCGCGCAGGACAACGCGGCGCGTTCGATAAACAGCGCAACGCGATCGGGGAAAGTCGAGATCAGGGAGACGAACAACCGTCCGGCCTGCTCCGGAGCGACTTCGATCCGGTACGCGAGCGCAGCAATGCCGCATGCGAGCTGATACGGGCGTTCGCAACACAACTGCACCTGCTCGCGCGCAACGCGGCAGCAACCCATGCCGGGCATGAATCGCTGCATGTCAGCGACGCCGGCGGGCAGCAAGGTTACGGGCGGCATGGATCAGCCGCTGGAACAGGCGCTGCCCCTTGCGGCCGGTCGCGATGATCTGCTCGGCTTCGCGATCGTCGATGCGCTGATCTTCGAGCGCGCGCGTCACGTCGTCGGCGACCTTCCCCACGTGCGCCTGCAAGTGGAGCGTCGTCGTCACGAGATGCATCGTTCCCGGTTCATGGCCGTCGACCGCGTGGTGATCGTCGACGCGCTCCGCGACAAGCCCGAAACGAGCGTTGAGCGCATGCAATGCATCGAGCGCGTGCGCCTCGGCTTCGCTCTTCTCCTGCATCCACTCGATCAGCAACTCGAACATCTCCATCGAGAGGCGGCTATCGCCGACGCCGCGCAGGCGCAGACGAAGCGACTCCGGCGTGATGCCCTTGCCTCGGCGGTTCGTCAGGTGATTGGCGGCGTCGGCTACGCCGCCGGGCGTGTTGCGCACGGACGTATAGAGCACGTCCAGCCATTCGGTGCTGTCGTATCTGCAGGTCATTGAACTATTGGTGGTCGGTCGTTTTCAATCTTTTGCTGCTCGAGGGGGAGGCGTACGATTCGCTCTGTCCCGCGAGGGGCCTATCGGCTCACTCGGCGGCGGAACTGTAGGAACGCTGTCCAGCGCACCGCTTCCCAAGGCAGTCGAGAAGCGCCTGAACGGTCGAGACGCGAGGGTCTGAGACGACCCGTCCACCAATCTTCGCGAGGGTTTGATACGGCACGCCGCTTTGCTTCGCAATTGCCGGCCAATCGCCCTTTGCCGCGTCGAGATGCCGCAGCACGGCAGTAAGAATCGGCTCGCTTCCGGTCTTCATAACGCCCCCAATCACAATGGCCAGCCGCGAGTTTATCCATTTAAGGAATTTCATTCAACCAACACGCAAGGCAAACCATCCGCCAATGGTTATCCAAATTCGGCAAGATGTCGGCATGAAAACGCCGCCCACGAAGTCATCGCTTCGGATGATCTTGGCCCGCAAGCTGCGGTGGTACATGGATCACTACCCGCACGTGGACAAGCAAGAAAAGGTCGCCAAGCGCGCCGGAATTTCCCAAAGCTCGGTCAATCGAGTCCTGTCCGGGAAGGTAGACACGCAGATGCGCGTGGTGGAATCTCTCGCTAACGCGATCGGCATATCCCCTACCGATCTGCTGATCGACGACGCGAACGATGCATCGGTAATTCACTACGATCGCGTCCGCTACGCCCAACTCCCGGAGACGGAGAAGAAGGCAATCGAGCGATATATCGAGTTTGTTCTGAGTCAGACCACCGCCACAACCACCGAGGAAGACGGGTCGACGACCATCGAAGAAGTTATTCCGGCCACGCCGGGATCGAAGAGGCGCGCGTCAGCCGCCGCTCAACGCCCATTATCGAACGAATTGTTGAGCGATGAACAAAACCACAAAACCCGCATCCGAGGGACCAAAACGCGAAACCGATAACGTCTACGAACTGCCCACGATACGAAGACGAACTCGGCAGGCCGCCATCCGCGCGTTTCTGCGCGATTTGGTAGCGCGCCACGATCGATCGCCCGCAGTGGCCGCCGCTGCCGTGCTTCTACGCGAGGACGGCACAATCGCCATCTCCGCCAAAGGCGTAGACGCCGATACCGCAGAAGACGTTTTGGCCGGCGCACATCAATTGGCTGAGCGCATCGAATACGCGCGGAATCAGCGTTCACACCGGCTCGCCCGCCAACGCGGAACCGCCAGCATCCTCGCAACCGCGACGATCGGAATTGCAGCCGCAGCATACCTAAACACTTCAGCGTGGCTTGATGCGGCGCTAGTCCTTACCTGCCACGCCGCAACCCTGCTGCTGACCCCACGAAACTCCCGATAACGCGCCCCCGCCTAACCCGGCGGGGATTATTCCGGGAGCACTTATCCATTTATGGATTGACAGGGCATTTTCCATTAATGGATACTCCACCTGTCGCGTCACATGACGCTCAACCGGAGATTTACCCCATGAAGCCGACCGATCTTCACGCTGAGGCCCGCCGGAACTGGCTCCGCGACGAGCAAGCCCCGCGCGTTACGCCCTCCGAACCCGCCCGCCAAAGTAACTTGGAAAAGTCGCTGCTGTTCAAGTGCGTCTTTGCCGCCGCCGCCCTGATCATCGCGGCGAACGTGCTGGATAACGGCCCCGTCGCCGACAAGCCCGCCACCTTTCACGCCAACGTCTGACGCTCACGCGCCGAGGACGGCTTGCGCGCTCGGCGTAAAGGAGATGAAGCCATGCACAGAATCAACGCTGCACAGCACGCGGGCATCCCGCGCCGGGACACGCTGTCGCCCCGGACCGTCGCCCGTTACGAACGCGATCGCCAGCTTCCGACGTCGCCGATCCTCGTCGGCAAGCATGTCGTCATGCGCCGGCCACTCGTGGACGGCGTCTATATCGAGTATCTGATCATGGACGGCAACACCATTGCCGCGAAGCAGATCTCGATTCCAGACGAACCCACGTGTGCGGACGCGATCAAGCGCCTTCGCGCCGCGACACACGCCGAGCCGGAAAAGCACTCCCGCCCGCAGAAGCCGCGCGCGTTCAGGATCAGGGAGGCATCGTGATCGACAACGCCCTCCCGAACGCGGCTCCGCGCCGACTCAATCCATACGTCGACCTCACGCCCGCTCAACGGGCCGACCTGACGGCTCGAATCCTGACCGTGTTCAGGCACGCCACGCACGCGATGACGTCCGACGAGGTGTGCACGACCCATTTCGCCGACATGCCGGGCGCGGCTGCGCAATGCATCGACAAGCTCGCGCGGGGCGGATGGCTGCGCCGCCAACCGCGCCCGCACGACCTGCGTTTCCTGTACTGGCTGACGGGATCGGACGCGGCCCCGCCGCTGTCGGTGCCCTGCAAGCAGGCGGACGGCACCTATTCGAACGATGCCGGCAGCGCACTCGCGCCTCGACATGCGTCGCGATCCGCCGTGCCCGCCGGATCCGCGCACACGCGCCCCGAACTCCACACGATCGTCACGCGAAACGCGGAACGTCACGTCGCCGTCTCGTTCCCGCATCTCCGCTCGCTTGAGATTTCCGTCGACTCGCTGCTTGGGTCGGATACCCGCACGTTGCGATTCCTGCGCCTGTTCCGCCAGAGCATCGACCTCGAAGTGTCGCGACTCGAACTGATGATCCAGAACCGGAGGACCGCGTGAAGCGCATGACGACCTACAAGCATCCGACGTCGTATAACGAGATCGTCGCTCACGCGAATGCCATTCATGCGCGTCGTCTCGCTCAACTCAAGAAGGCCGAGAAGCACATCCGAGCGATCGAGCGCGACCTTGCGTTGGTCGCTGAAACCGGCGTTTACATTGCCGTTGACGGCTACTCGATGTACCTCGAAGACTGCCGCGCACCCGACGAATACCGCTACAGCGGCCGGGCAAAATGGGCGCTCCGAGTTCGCGCGGGGATTTTCAACGAGACGGCCGATCGCGCCATCCGCGCGTTTCTCGCGCTCGGCTGGATCGTCGAGCGCATTGATACCGCTCCGAATTGGTCGAATCTCCTGCTTCGGCGACCGAAAACGCAGTCGCGCCTGATCCTCGACTGCTCAATGGAACTCGCTCACAGTCTCCGACCGCAGGAGTCCGAGTAATGGACGCCCGCACCCAACCGCTCGCGCTCGTCGAGCCGATCGTCACCGGCAATGCGAAGGCTGCCGCTGCGGCGGCGGGCGCGACGTCGGCGGATCTCTGGATGGTGCCGTACGAACAGCTCCACTACGATCCACGCGACAACGTGCGCCCCGTCGATCAACAGTGGGTGTCGCACCTCACCGCGCTGATGATCGCCAACGGCTACGACAAGAGTCAACCGCTCCATTGCTACGTCCGGAAAGTCGACGGAAAGGACCTGATCTACGTCTATAAGGGGCAACACCGCTACCTCTCCGCTGGTAACGCAATCCGTGCGGGAAAGGACCTCGGCAAGATCCCGGTCGTCGTGCGCGATGCGAAGACGGTTGAACGCGCCGAGATGGTGATCGACGGCTACCTTAGCAACGAAAGCAAGCGCGCGTCTCCGCTCGACCTCGCCACGGTCGTCGCGGAACTGCGCGACGTACATGGCCTCGACACGAAAACGATCTGCAAGCGCCTGAACGTTACGGATCAAACCATTCGCGACGTCGGCCTGCTCGAGCAGGCACCTGCGGAGATTCATCAGTTCGTCCGAGACGGCTCCATCTCCGGCACGCTCGTGATCGAACAGATACGACGGCACGGCGCGGAACGGACGCTGGAGCGGATCGTCTCGAGCCTGTCGAAAGCGAAAGACGCGGGCAAGACGAAGGTCACGAAAAAGCATCTCCACACGGCGTCGCCCAAGAGCGTCGCGACAACGGCCGCCGCCGAGCCTCAACGGAAGATTGGCGAGCAACATGCAAAGCAACTTTTGCAAGCGCTGCAAAGCGTGTTGCACGATCCGGGCTTCGGCAAGTTGTCGCCGGGCACGATCGCAGGCGTACATCGCGCGTTGACGGGCTTCGAAGACCTGCTCGATGCCGTGCCGACGCGTCGGCCGAAATATCCGATCGCCAAGGCAAACGAGCATGGCGTGTATGAGCCATCGGAAATCCTGTCCGCGCCCATCTCGAAGCGCACCGGGCGCGCGTCCGTCGAGATTCGGCTCGCGCAGATCGCAGAGGGCGATTGGGAGTTCGGTTTCTCGTACGCCTTCAACAGCGCGGGCGGATCGTCGCCATGCAAGCGCATCGACGGCGAATCCCCCGGCCGGTACAGGACGCGCGTCGAAGCGATCCGGGCTGCGGTTCAGGTGCTCACCCGCACCCTCGAAAGCACTAGCGCTTCGAAGGCGAAGGAAATGGCAGGCGTTCGGCGGTGGCTCGACAAGCTGTTCACGATGCCCGACCCCGACTGGATGCCCGAAATGGCGCGGGAGGCAGCCCAATGACCCCGCGCCCGGCCCTTTCTACCCCACGTCCGCTGCCGCGAAAGCGGGAACGCGCGAACAAGCGCCCGGCTATCACACTGGCGAGCGTCGACGGCAATGCGGTTTCAAAGCGTGTGCGCGGGCTCGCGCCCGCAAAGGCAATCCAGAAGAACGACACGCCGCGTGCGCGGCGAAAAGCAATCCAGAGAAACGAAGCCCCTGCGGATGCCCGCAGGGGCATGCACGCACGCCTCGACGCGCTTTGCATCGAGATCCGCGCCCTTGTGAGCGACGTCTCGCACTCGGCCGACATCGTGCTGCTCGACCTGATGGCCGACGACGTCGGCAGCTACGCACGGCACAAGGCAGCGCAGGACGCTCGCACGTGGGCGGCGGCGGCCGGCGTCACGCTCGAAACGGGTTTGATGCAGCTCGGCCGGGCGATACCACACGAACAGAATTGAGGATGACCATGAACGACGAACAGAACACCGCACCGAACTGGTTGCAGGAAGGCGATCTGCTCTATCGCCTCACGATCGACACGCACCGGCAAAACCATGACGAGATTTATGTCACGCTGGCCGAAGGATCGCGTGATATGCGGGCACGAGCTGCGCGCGCGGCAGAGCTTCGCGAAGCCTTGAATGGAGTCGAACCCAATAAGCCAACCGGCAGCGCAACGTCCCAAGCGCTCACGAGACTTAGACTGCTCATCGCCGCCGACGAATACTCGATGTCGTTTCAGACGATACGACAATATCGTTCCGCGCTGCTGCGCGAGATCGACCGCACAAATCCCACTCCCCCGCCCGCGATCGCGATGACACACGAACAGAACGCGGCAATCGAATTTGCGCTCGGCGCATGTGCCGGCCATCCAGCCGGCGAGCAGCATGTGGCCGCGCTTGAATCGCTCCTAAACGGCAGCAACGACGCACAGATCGCAATACAACTAACCAACGCTGCTCACGACGTGCTCATCGAGCGCCGCCGCCAGATCGAACAGGAAGGCTGGACGCCTGAACACGACGATAAATGCGGCGACCTCGAGATGTCCTGTGCAGCAGGGTGCTATGCCATGTACACGCTCGCATATCCCGCTGGCGATCCACCGCCGCCGTGGCCTTGGGCCACCGATTGGTGGAAGCCGACAACGCAGCGTCGCAATCTCGTCAAGGCCGCCGCACTGATCCTCGCGGAACTCGAACGGCTCGATCGGCTCCGGGCTCGCGCGGGAGAACGCAAATGAGCCTTCTGACTCGCGCATACATACTTGAGAAGTACGGCCCGCGCATGACGTTAGCGCAGCTAGCACAGCTCCTTCTCATGTCGGAGGGAACTATCCGCAATCAGATTAGCGCCGAGACGTTCCCGATCGCGACGTACAAGGAGGGCAGCGGGCGCTTCGCCGCCTACGATGCCGTCGCGGATTACCTCGATGAAATGTCGGCGCAGGCGCGACGGAAGGCGGCTTGACGGCCGCGCATGGGCCGCCGCCGCGCGGCTCCACTAATCGCGGTTCATGACCGTCAACTGCCCCTTCTTTGCAACCTGATCCGGTCGCAGATTCGTGTACCTCTTCAGGTTGCGCCAGTCCTTGTGTCCGGTAACGGCCGCCACCTCCGGGATATCCCACCCATCCTCGAATAGCGCGCTCGTCGCCTCATGCCGAAGATCGTGCAGCCGCAAATCGTCGATTCCTTTGTCCACGCACGCCCGCTTGAAGTACTTGCTGGCCGTGCTCTTGTCGAATCGGAATATGAACTCGTTCGGATGCGGCTCGATCGCCGGATCTGCCTTGCGCTTCGCTTCGTACTCGGGCGGCACCGGATATCGCGGCTGACGTAGCAGTACTTCGAGCGAGTCTCCAATCAACGGCACCCACTCGTCGTTTCCTTTCTTCTGCCGAGGGTGCTTTCGATCACGCACGAGCGCGAGGCGGCGCTCGACGTCCAGATCAGACCACGTAAGCCGGAACAATTCGCCGCGACGGAACGCGCTCTTCATAGCGACACGAATCACGTCCGGCACTGCCTGCTCTCGCTCAGGATGCTCCGCGAACCACTCGAATATCTTCACAATCTCATCGCGCGTCGGTCGCCGATTCCGATGGTTGCCTGGTCCGATAAGCCGCAAGTGATCGAGAGTCGGCCGCGCGATACTTGGTGCATGCGGCAATCGCAGATCGAGGAGTGACGCCATGTGCTTGAAAACGGTCCCGAGCTTCGAGATATCCATGTCGATGGTGTACTGGCCAGCGCCCTCCTTCTTTCGCAATTGAGCGAACTTGACCAATCGCTGCGTTGACAGCTTCGCGGCTACTTCATCATCAAAGTGACTTTCTAGTCGTGCGAGCATGTAGTGTTCATTCGACTTCTCGCCAATCGGTCGGCCGGACTCCTTTCTGGCCTCTCGATAGCGCCTCACCAGTTCGCCAACCGTGATGGTTTCTTCGACCGCCGCCTCGCGCCCCTTGTCGATCGACGATTCGATGTCGCGTGCCCAAGCCTCGGCCGCTCCCTTTGTTCGGAATGTCTTTGATATACTCTTGCTCCCTAGCCGGCGGACCTGAGCCCGCCAGCGAGAGCCAATCTGGATGATTGACGCCACGTGCTACCCCGTTGAAAAACTGTAGCAACGCGGTCCGAACATAGCGTGCTACAGGGTGGTTTTGTAGCAAAATTGTAGCAGAGGCGGCGTTAAACCCTCTGTCAGCGCATGTCATTATGCGTCATCAGTCGATTGGAGAAAATCGCCGAAAGGCAAGCGGGACAAGGCTTAGAGCTTGATTTTCAAGGGTTCAATCCATCCCGCTCAAACTATCCGCTCCCCGTAGTTCAATGGATAGAACAAGCGCCTCCTAAGCGCTAGATACAGGTTCGATTCCTGTCGGGGGGACCAGTCAAGCCCCAAACCTCCCCCAAGATTCGCAAGAAACTCCCCGCTCACGCCCGTCTGGCGGCCCTCTCGCGCCCATCGTTACCCAACGTTGCTCAGTGACAGCCGGAGAAAGTGTTGGTATCTGTGTTGTTGGTATCAGCAGATACCAACAACACAGATACCAACAATGCCTCTCACCGACATACAGGTACGGAACGCGAAGGCCAGCGCGGCCCCGTACAAACTCACGGACGGCAACGGGATGTTCTTGCTCGTCCAGCCGACCGGCGCGAAGTACTGGCGCTTGTCCTACCGCTTCCTTGGCAAGCAGAAGACGCTCGCCCTCGGCGTCTATCCGGCCGTCACGCTCGCGACGGCACGGAAGAAGCGCGACGAGGCCCGCGAGCAGATCGCGGCCGGCGTCGATCCGGGCGAAGCGAAGAAGGACGCGAAACGGGCTGCCGAAATTGCAGCGGCAAACTCGTTCGAAGCGGTAGCGCGCGAGTGGTACGACTCCCAGCGTCCGGGCTGGAGCGACGGCTACGCGGAGAAGGTGCTGAATTCGCTTGAGGTCGACGTGTTCCCTAAGATCGGCCCTCGCCCGATCGCGGAGATCGACTCGCCACAGATGCTCAGCATCGTTCGCGAAGTCGAGGCGCGCGGCGTGCGCGAGACTGCGAAGCGGATTCTCCAGCGCTCTCGCGCGGTCTTCCAGTACGGAATCATGACCGGGCGATGCTCCAGGAATCCGGCGGCTGACATCGACGCGCAGACGGTCTTGAAGAAAGGTCCGGGCGTACAGCACATGGCCCGCGTCAAGGCGACGGAGATCCCGCAACTCATGCGCGACATCGATGCTTACCAAGGCGACCTAGTCACCCGGCTCGCGCTCCGCCTGATGGCGCTGACGTTTGTGCGGACAACGGAAATGATCCGTGCGGAATGGTCGGAGTTTGACGAAGCCGCCGCAGAATGGCGCGTACCGCCGGAACGCATGAAGATGCGCGACCCGCACATCGTGCCGCTATCGCGGCAAGCGCTCGACGTGCTCGCCCAGCTCCGCGCGCTCAACGGCCAGCATCGATTCGTGTTTTATAGCGTGCAAGGCCGGAGCCATATTTCGAACAACACCATGCTCTACGCGCTCTATCGCATGGGCTACAAGTCGCGAATGACGGGGCACGGGTTTCGCGGACTGGCCGCCACGGCTCTGCGTGAACTCGGCTTCGGCCGGGACGTTGTAGAACGCCAGATGGCACACGCCGAACGAAATCAAGTGACGGCCGCCTACGTCCACGCCGAATATCTGCCCGAACGCAGGCGGATGATGCAGGTTTGGGCGGATCACCTCGATCGCCTTAAGGCCGGGGCGGAAGTTATCCCTATCGCGTCTGCGCGATAGCGTGCCAACATCACCCACGCGCCCCCTCTCACTCTCTCACTACCCGAGACATGACCACCGAGAATGATATCCCGGAAGGAACGCCACTCATCATGGCGGCGAGCGCTCCGATCAAGCTGTTTGCGAAGGACCGCCGTGATCGCTGGAATCCGACACTAGAGCAGATCAACAGAAGCACGTACGACTATCTGAAGCTCAATCGCGTGAGCGGCTTCATCGACGGTAACGTCGCCCCTTACGCGATGCTCGTCGGCTTCGATGGCACTCTAGCGCTCCCGGCGTTTCCGGAATTTTCTCGACGCGATAAAGCGCTGCAAATATTCAATCGAGTCCTTCTGGAAATGCTTCTCGGTGGAATTTATACGGAAGCGGCAACCCCAGCCGACATCTTTCAAGGGGTTCTCTACAAAACGGGATACGTTCGAATTTTCCCGGAATCGGGCTCGTCGGCGAAATTGCATTCGGCGCTTCGTGATCGAAGCGCTAGCTCCATAGACAACATTCGCCTACTTGATCTGAAGCCAACAACAATCAAGGATCTGGCGAAGGCAGTAAAACGAGGCAGACGGATTGTCGACAAGTGCGATCCCCTGAGCCACGAGATTGTCTTGTCAGGATGCTCCCACTTTGTTTCCGGCTCACTGGCCGAAGCTCTTACATGTCTATGGACGAGTATCGAACAACTAGTGAGCCGACTTTGGGAGGCCGAAGTGGCAGGGAAAGCTTCGACGGAGGGGGTACCTCGGCGTGGCGGCTTTCTCAAGGACTATCGCGTCTGGACAACGTCGGCTCGTATCGAGCTTTTGTTCCAGAAGAAGATCGTCGACGCAGAGTTGTATTGCTCATTAAACGAGGCGAGGAAAGCCCGCAACGATTTCGTTCATAGTGGCGAACAACCGAGCCTGTCTGCGACAACCGCAGCTCTGAGCGGTCTTTTCCATTTGATGTCGCTGTGTGCGACTGACTACGCCGACATTCACACGCTGGACGATATCCGGGCGAAGATCGAATGTAGATGCATCTTGAGGCCCCGCCAACGTGGCCCCATTGCGAACGACAATGTTGGATACTGGCGGGAAATCAGACCTTTGCCCGGCGAGAAGCAGTTCAAGGGCCGCTTCACTCCGTTTGATCTGCAGTTCGAGCCCATTGAATCCTTCGATCCGAAGCACTGTAAGAAGACCGTACTGCGGACTGCGGATTCCCCCGCAGCGAAGCCCCGCGCTGAGGACATCGACGGGACCGAGTAAGTTCGTGAGCGATCGAAAGGCTTCGTCGCGCTCTTCGAAGGTCCGCAGCAACCCCCTCTTACATTGCTGAAGTGCAGTGCTAGCGAAAATTGCAGACTGCTCGATCGGACCATCGAGCGGCGGCGTTCGCCGCATTCTCACTGCACGAATATGCCCCCCTTGGCGCGCGCCTCCCACCGATTTTTCAGAGTTCGCACCGCACTGCCGGCTCCCTGCAATTCGGTATGAATATGACCCCCCTTGGGGTGTCGCGGCTAGAGAGAAAACGCGGGTGTGAGCCCCCGCGTGTTTGCCCTAGACGCAGGGTCCCCCGCTTTTCAGCCGCCCCGACACTTGCGGCCCGCGCAACAATGCCCGATCGGGGTGCATCGCAGACACCCCCGTCCAAAACACGCCCCTGATGCCCCTCAAATCCCGGAGAGCCGCGCCCCGTCTGGCTTTGCGGTCGACGCAGACGGTCGACGTCTGCCCGCTCAATGCAAAACGAGTTGGAGATTTGGAGATAAACGCCTGAATCGGCCGCAAAGCCTTGCGGGGTAAGGCTTCGCGTGTCTCCAAACGATTTGGAGAACGCTGGAGATACTGGAGATAAACCGGGCTGGATTGTTACGATGGCGGAAAGATTCGCGGCCATCGCCGGCGCGGTTCCGTCTGGAGCGGATCGCTCAAAGTAACTTTGACGCACGGGCGAAAAATGCCGCGCAAAGGAATACCCGCCACCGCCCTCCCGGACGGCGGCGGTGCATTTCACAGCTCAAGCGTGAAGATGGACGGCAGCACGCGATAGACCATGAACTTGCCGTGACCGGGGATGTACTCCTGCCGGTACGGATAGCCGTCGCTGCGCGGCATCAGCACGCCGCGCTTCATCAGTGCCTTGGCGACGATCTTGTGATCGAAGCCGGCGCACACATCCTTGCGAAACACGGCCGCTTCGATCAGGTATTCCGTCTCGACGCTTTCGGCATCGTCTGCGCTCATCTTGCCGCCGAACTCGGCGTAATACTCCCGATCGGAGGCGATGGGCGTGCGCCGCTCGTCGCGCTTCACGTGCTGCTTGAAGCCCGCTCGATGCGGCACGTTCGGCCGATGGTCGTCCTGCGCCCGGTTCATCCACACGAAACGGTTGTCGCCGTGCGCGGCGAGGAAATGCTGTACCTGCCGCACGGCTTCAGCCTCGTCCGAGTTGCCCGTGCCGCCGCGCAGTTCGAGCCAGCCTTCGAAGCAGCGACGCGCGGCCTCGACCGCTTCGCCCTGCGGCCAACCGGTCAGGCCGTGCGCCGTCGCCAGCTCGCCGGCCACCGCAACAAGGCAGAACCGCTTGGCGACGCGCGCGACCTGCGAATGCGAGCCGTCCGGCACCCATTGCCCGACCAGCTCGTCGACGCGCACACGCAGATGCTCGGCCAGCTCGCCGGCCTGCGACGACGCCCACTCGATGAACGCGGGGCCGGCCGTGCCGTAGTGCATGCCTGCATGTCGCTCTAGATGCTCGATCAGCGCGGCCGGAGTCGGGAAGCCGTGCAGCTTCTCCACGACGCCCATTTCGCCGACCTCGGCCGGAATCGCGGGCAAACGCACCTCGATACCGCCTTTCATGGGCTTGTTGCCCTCGGCCATCAGCGCGGACACGCTCTTTTCGCCGTTCGACAGGAACAGCAGCCGCCACGTGAGCACGGGCTTGGCCGAGCCGCTACGCGACGCGCGAGCCTTGCCCGACTCGTTCGCGAGCATGTAGATCACATCGCCGACCAAGCGCGGCTCGACCTGCCCGATTTCATCGAGGATCAGCAGCGCGTCGCTATGCTGCGTCGCGACAGCTTCGAGCGCGTTGTCGGTCGCCTTCCAGCTCCGCACGTAGTCCGGCGAGCCGAACACGGACGCGGCGATGACACCGCCCGTCGACTTGCCCTTGGACGTCGTGCCGAGCAAGTGAAAGCCGCCCGACTGAAGCCCGGAGAAGTGCAGCAACGGACCAGCGAAGGCGGTAGCGACGCAGAACAGCAGCCGGCTATTGCCGACGCAGTAGGCCGCGACCTCGCGTTGCCAGTCGTCCAGCGTGCCGCGCTCCTTGAACTGACTCTGGATCGGCGTGTCGGCCTGATAGATCAACGCCTCCTTGCCGGTGCCGATGACGCGATCGGGCAGCACGAACGCGCCGTGATGCCAGCCGACGCGCGGCACGCAGCGCACGCGCTCGTCCGGCTGCGCCATCTGCACATAGTTTGCGATCTGCGTGCGGGCGATCTGCGTCACGCCGAGCTTCACACCCATATCGAGCAGCATCCGGCGCAGCTCCGTACCGTCGCCGGCAAAGAGGCCGGCCGGCACCGCCCACCGTTTCAGGATGCCGTCGCGGTCCGTGAATTCGAGCAGGTAGCCCCACTCGCTGTTCATCTCGTTGCGCGTCTCCGCGATCACGTCGATACGCGTGCTGACCCAATGCGGCGGCAGCGGATCGCCCTGATTGTTGAAGCCGTGAAACCACACGCCCTTGTCGTCGACGACGAACCGCGACTTGCCGTCCTGCGCGCGGGCCGTTTTCGGGCGCTTGGCGGGCTTCGCGGCGGCTGGAGCAGCCTTCCCCTTGCTGGCGTCAGTCGAGCCAGCAGGCGCGAGCGCAGCGCGCACGGCGGCGGCCACCGCCTCCGGGCCGACGTGCGCAGCCAGGTCGTTGAAGTCGGTCCCGGCCGCCGGGCGGTTCGAACCGAAGTCGGGCACGGCGACGATGCCGGCGACAGCCTCGGCCGCCGCGCGAGCCTTCGTCATGCCCGGATTGCCCTTCGTCGTGTGATCGTCGTCGGCGCACACGACGATGCGCGCGTCCGGATAC